TGAGTTATTAATTTAGTAGTAGAAGATAATCAGCTTTCTCAGAATGAACAAAATACTGATTTTAGTACAGGTACAGATTTTATAGACTTTTCAGAAAATAACCCGTTTGGAGATGTGAGTAACAACTAATGTTTGGTGGACACTTTTATCACGAAAAAACTAAAAAGGCTGTTGCTTTATTCGGCAGGCTATTTAATAATATATATGTAATTCGTAAGAATTCATCAGGTGCAGTGATAAGTCAAATTAAAGTTCCTTTATCTTACGCACCAAAACAAAAGTATCTTGAAAGAGTTAGAGAAAATCCAAATTTAAATGATGACACTTCAGTTGCAATAAAACTACCAAGAATGTCATTTGAAATTACTTCAATTGCTTATGATGCAACAAGACAACTTGCAAAGTTATCTACGTTTAATACTACTGCGTCTGATGCTAATGTAAATAAAAGACAAAAGTTTTTTACGCCAGTTCCTTATTCAATAAATTTTCAGTTAAATGCATATGCTAAATCACAAGATGATGCATTACAGATAGTAGAGCAGATACTGCCTACATTCAATCCTCAGTACTCTTTGACTATTAAACCTTTTGGAACTGAATATCCATCTTTGGTTGAAGATATACCTATCATAATACAAGGTGTTTCATTCAGTGATGATTTTGAAGGTGCGATGGAACAAAGACGTACAATAATATACAGCATAGACTTCGAAATGAAGATAAGTTATCACGGTCCTATTGCTGATACTAATGTCATTCGTAGTAGTATTGCTTCATTATTTGATATAAATGCAGGCCTCAGCGATTCTGATGTTGGTCTTGAAACAATAACAGTAACACCTAATCCTACCAGCGTAATTGGTTTGGCTGATAGCGATTTTGGATTTACAACAACCATAGTGGATAGCGCATAATGTATGAGTATAGATGTAAGGTAGTTAAAATAATAGACGGTGATACTGTAGACGTAGATATTGATTTAGGTTTCGGTGTTTGGATGCATAAAGAAAGAGTGAGATTATACGGAATCGATACTCCTGAATCGAGAACTCGTGACTTAGAAGAAAAAAAATATGGGCTTGCTGCAAAAGCATTTTTAACTGGCATGTTAGATGATCCGGCTGGTATAATACTTAAAACACACAAAGATGCAACAGGTAAGTTTGGTAGAATACTAGGTGAGTTATGGAGAACGACAAATTATGCTGATCAATCTATAAATGATTATATGATAGAAAAACATCATGCTGCAGCATATATGGGACAATCAAAAACTCATATAGAAGAACAACACTTGAAAAACCGTAAACTGGTGATATTAAATGAAGAATGATACGAGTAAATTCTTTCCTCCAGAAGAAAAGAATGTTGATAATGATTATAAGTATTCAAGAGATACATACTACGAATTAGTGGAAAAAGGAAAGCAGAGTCTTGAGCTTATGATTGAGGTTGCACGAGAAAGCGAACATCCGCGTGCATTTGAAGTTTTATCTGGTATGATTAAAAACATATCTGATGTTAACGATAGACTTATGGATTTAAATAAAAAGAAAAAAGACTTAGATCGAAAAGAAGAAATAAAAAATATTGCAAATACTACAAACAACTTATTTGTTGGGTCAACCGCTGAATTACAAAAAATACTTAAGAATGATACGGACCTTGTAGATGTCACGCCAAAATCAAAATGAAAATTATCTAGGTAATCCTAATATTAAAAAAGATGGTATCGTTCAAAACTGGACGAAAGACCAAATACGCGAATATGCGAAGTGTATGAAAAGTCCTGTTTACTTTGTGGAAAAGTATGCAAAGATTATTTCATTGGATAAAGGTTTAGTACCATTTGAGTTATATCCATATCAAGCTAAAATGTTTAAACAGTTTGATACTAATCGATTTAATGTAGTTTTAGCTTGCAGACAATCGGGAAAATCTATATCTGCGTGTGGTTACTTATTGTGGTTTGCTTTATTTCAACCTGAAAAAACTATTGCAGTATTAGCTAACAAAGGTGCTACTGCTCGTGAGATGTTAGCAAGAATAACCATAATGCTTGAAAACATTCCGTTCTTTCTTCAACCCGGTTGTAAAGCTCTTAATAAATCTAATATTGATTTTAGTAATAATAGTCGTATTATTGCAGCTGCTACTTCTGGTCAATCTATTCGTGGTTTATCTGTTAACTTATTGTATTTAGATGAGTTTGCATTTGTTGAAAGAGCTGCAGAATTTTACACTTCTACTTATCCTGTTATATCATCGGGTACTGACACTAAAATTATAGTAACATCTACTGCTAATGGAATAGGAAATACATTTCATAAAATATGGGAAGGGGCAGTCCAAGGCGTAAATGAATATAGTTACTTTAGAGTAGATTGGAATGATGTACCGGGTCGTGATGAAAAGTGGAAAGAAGAAACTATTAACAATACTTCGCAAATACAATTTGATCAAGAATTCGGTAATACATTCTTTGGAACTGGTGATACGTTAATTAACGCTCAGACGTTACTCGACTTACGAGCTTCAAATCCTATAAGAATGTTAGAAGGACGCGATATATTAATATATAAAGAACCTATTAAAGGCCATGAATACATTTTAGTTGCAGATGTATCAAAGGGAAGAGGACAGGACTACTCTTCTTTTTCCTTAATCGATATTAGCGCTCGCCCGTTTGAACAGGTTGCTGTGTACCGCAATAACACTATATCTCCATTACTCTTCCCTAATATTATATATAAGTATGCCAATGTCTACAACAAAGCTTATTGTATTGTAGAATCAAATGATCAGGGCGGTGTTGTTTGTAATGGTTTATATTATGATTTAGAATATGAAAACGTTCATGTTGAATCTGCAATAAAAGCAAATGCAGTAGGTATTGAAATTACACGTAAATCTAAAAGACTAGGTTGTAGTGCACTTAAAGATTTATTAGAGAATCAAAAATTAAAAGTAGTTGATGAACAATCTATATTAGAAATATCTACATTTGAAGCAAAGGGACAAACATTTCAAGCTTCTGTAGGTAATCATGATGACTTAGTTATGAATTTAGTTCTATTCGGATACTTTGTGTCTTCTGCGTATTTCTCTAATTTGACTGATTTGAACCTTAAAGATATCATTTTCAATAAAAAAATGAAAGAAATTAACGAAGATATAGTACCATTTGGGTTTATCGATGATGGTACTGAATTTATACAGAAGATTGAAACACAAGATGACCCTTGGCAGATCGGATATGATAGAGATCTGTAATTATATAAATAAGATATAATTGAACAATCGTATTATGAAACTTGTAATTTAAAAATAAGGAATAACAAAATGGCACTATTTTCACCATCGGAATCACCCGCGGTTGTTGTCAAAGAGATAGACCTGACTGGAGGAGTGCCTAACGTCCAGTCAACTACAGGCGCAATCGTAGGAAACTATAGATGGGGTCCGGCTGACAAACGAATGTTAATTGCTAATGAAACAGAATTAGTAGATACGTTTGCTTCACCAGACTCTAATAATACAGTAGATTTTCACTCTGCATCATATTTCTTGAGATATTCAAGTAATATGCAAGTAGTAAGATCAATAACATCAACAGCAAAAAATGCGTTTTCGTCTGACTCTGCAAATTTCGCGCAGACACTTCAGAATGAAGATGTATTTGCAACTCAAGAAAGCTTTTTAATATCAGAGCAAAATACCTTTTTAGGTAGATATCCTGGTGATTTAGCTAACGGATTAACCATTGAAAGATGTGTAGCAGGAGATTCTGCAGCATTCCTCAATTGGACGTACGCACCTGAATTTGATGCAAAGCCCGAAACATCAACATTCATATCAAATAAAAACGGGCAGAATGACGAAGTACACGTAGTAGTAGTAGATGGACAAGGTAAATTTACAGGAACTAAAGGCGCAGTTCTTGAAAGATATCCTTTCTTATCAGTGGCAAAAGATGCTAAAAACACTACCGGTAGTTCTATCTTTGTAAGAGACGTTATTAACGAAAAGTCAAGTTATGTCTATATGGCAGCATTTGATTCAGATGTAAGTTTAGCTCAATTTTCAGGTTCTACTGCAATAGGACGAGCCGGCAGTTTATCAAGCGATAGTGGAGATGACTATAATATTGATGCTGCAACATACGACTCAGCAGGTAGTCCTGGCAAATATGTTAGAGCTTTTACCTTAGCTAATGGTGTGGCATCGGGAGTGTTAGGTACGAGCGAATACGCAACAGGTTATGATTTATTTGAAGACAAAGATCAAATTGAAATAGACTTTTTGATTTCTCCAAGTATGGCAACTAGAACAAATCATGACACTGTAGTTTCAGACTTAATTGGTACTGCTGCAGCTCGAAAAGATTGTGTTACAGTATTTTCACCGGCAAGAGATGATGTTGTTAACTTGACAAATTCAAGCACTATAACATCAAACATTACTGCAACAGGTGATGCTATAACACCATATTCATCATATGCTTTCATGGACGGTAACTTCTTAAAAGTGTATGATAAATTTAACGATCAGTTCATATTCATACCTGCAGCTTCTTCAACAGCAGGAATTATGGCTGCAACTGATTTAAACAGAGCGGCATGGTTTTCACCTGCAGGTTCTAGAAGAGGTCAATACCTTGGAATCACTTCATTAGCATGGACACCGACAAAGGGGCAAAGAGATTCTTTATACAAAAAGAGTATAAATCCAATTGCAAATATTCCTGGGTCTGGTGTAATACTATTTGGTGATAAAACTGGACTTAGAAGATCATCTGCGTTTGATAGAATCAATGTAAGAAGACTATTCTTAATATTGGAAAGAGCAATATCAAGAGCAGCAGAGCAAGTACTCTTTGAATTCAATGATGAATTTACAAGAGCAGAGTTCGTTAACATTATTGAACCAGTGCTAAGAGAAGTCAAAGGCCGAAGAGGTATCACAGACTTTAGAGTAGTAGCGGACGCAACTAATAATACTGCGACAGTTATCGATAGGAATGAATTTAAAGCAGACATATTTATTAAGCCTGCACGTTCTATTAACTATGTCACATTAAATTTTGTAGCCGTAAGAACTGGTGTAGACTTCGAAGAAGTCGTCGGTACGGTATAAGGAGATAGAAAATGGCAGTATTAGGCGTAGATGATTTTAAATCAAAGCTTAGAGGCGGCGGGGCTAGACCTAACCTCTTCAAAGCTACTATAAACTTTCCAGGTTACGCGAATGGAGACCCAGAACTGACATCTTTCCTTTGTGAAACAGCTCAGTTGCCAGGATCAACACTCGGTCAGATAATTGTACCTTTCAGAGGTAGACAATTAAAAATGGCCGGTGATAGAACATTCGACGTATGGACAGTCACAATAATCAACGATACAGATTTTGCTATCAGAAATCCAATGGAAAGATGGATGAACGGCATGAATGCTCATTCTGCAAATACGGGTTTATCAACTCCAATTGCATATGAAGCAGATCTCTTAGTTGAGCAATTAGACAGATCAGGTGATGCTGTCAAAAAGTACACATTCAGAGGATCATATCCGCAAGATATGTCTCCAATTGAATTGAACTATGGTTCAAATGATGAAATCGAAAGATTTACAGTATCATTTGCTTACCAGTACTATGAGACTGACACAACAACTTAAGTATAAATATTAGGAGAGTCAAATGGCTCTTCTAACTTAAAGGAATTATTATGGCAGACAGTACGTTAAAATTATTTGGATTTGAAATAACGAGGACTAAAGACAAGAAATCAATCAAGTCTATCGTTCCGCCACGTGACGATGATGGTGCAGGTTATGTAACCTCATCTACATCAGCAGCACATTACGGGCATTACGTCAATATGGAAGGCGATGATTCAAAAGATAACGTTCAATTAATATTAAAGTACCGTGGTTCAGCCATGCATCCAGAAGCAGATGCAGCAATAGAAGATATTGTAAATGAATCGATAACCTCAAACGATATGAAACCAGCACTAACTTTAAACTTAGATAGAGTTCCAGTAAGTGCATCTATAAAGAAACAGATGCTTGAAGAGTTTGACAAAGTATATAACATGTTAAATTTTAAAGAATTAGGGCATGATATTTTTAGAAGATGGTACATTGATGGTAGACTATATCATCACTTAGTAGTTGATGAAAGCAATTTAGCTGCAGGTATTCAAGAAATAAGATATATTGATGCAGCAAAAATAAGAAAAGTTAAGCAAGTTCAAAAGAAGAAAGATCCTGTAACAGGTGCGAGTCTTGTAGAAAAAGTAGATGAGTTCTACATTTATCAAGAAAAGCCAGGGAATCAACAAAGTGCAATTAAATTAACTAACGATTCCGTAAGTTATTGTACTTCAGGATTATTAGATGAACACCGAAAGAAAGTTGTTTCTTTCTTGCATAAAGCACTGAAGCCGATTACACAATTAAGAATGATGGAAGACTCATTAGTGATTTACAGATTGGCAAGAGCTCCTGAAAGAAGAATGTTTTATATTGATGTAGGTAACTTACCACGTGGTAAAGCTGAGCAATATATGAAAGATATAATGGCAAAGTATCGAAACAAATTAGTTTACGATGCTAAGACTGGTGAAATACGTGATGATCGTAAACATATGTCTATGCTGGAAGATTTTTGGCTACCGCGAAGAGAAGGCGGTCGTGGAACAGAAATATCTACATTACCGGGTGGAGAAAATTTAGGACAGATTGAAGATATTATATACTTTCAAAAGAGATTATATAGATCACTTAATGTTCCGTTGAATAGGCTTGAACAAGAACAACAGTTTTCATTAGGAAGAGCAACTGAAATAAGCAGAGATGAATTAAAGTTTCAAAAGTTTATCGATAGACTAAGAAATCGATTTGCTACTTTCTTTTATGAAATACTTAAGAAACAATTATTAATGAAGAATATTATTACCGAAGAAGATTGGATGACATGGAAGAATGAAGTCAATCTTGATTTTACACGTGATAATCATTTTTCAGAATTAAAAGAAGCAGAATTACTCAGAGAAAAAATACAAACACTCGATCAAATACAAAACTATGTCGGTGAATACTTTTCAAAACAATGGGTACAAAAGAATATTCTTCTTTTTGATGATGATGAAATCGAAAGAATGGATAGTGAAATGGCTGCAACTCAGCAGCAAGAACCAGAAGACGACCAAGGAGCGATATAATGTCTGAAGAACAAACACCTGAGAATGTAAATACTATTGAAGATTTAGTTCAATATTCATTAGCACAAGATTATAATAAAGCAAATGAAATATTTGGTAACGTAATAACTACTAAATTATCAGATGTATTAGATCAAGAAAAAATTAAGCTTGCAGGGCAAATATACAATGGTGATCCAGAGGAAGATATCGATGAACCAACCGATGAGGATCTTGAAGATGCAGGACAAGACGAAGACGAGGAAGAATCTGAAGATGAAGATGAAGAAGAGTCTGAAGAAGAATCTGAAGATGAATCTGTATAAAACTGTAAATGTATAAATATAGTTAACATGAAAACTTTTTCGCAACTTAGAGAATTGGCAGGTAGAAAGCCAGAAGGTAAGATGGTCTTTAACAAAAAGGTTAAAGGTGTCAAAGCAATGATACATAAAGAACGTAATGGATTTGTTGCTTATATAGATGGTGATAGACTTGATGTATACAAAACTCAAAAAGAAGCAGAAAAAGCTATAACCGAATTTATGAAACAATATAAGTAGGTACAGAACATGAAACTAATATCAGAATTTGCCGAAAATGATTTAAACTTTCTAGTTGAAGCAGACAAGAAAACTGGAAAGAAGAATTATAAAATACAAGGTATATTCGCACAAGCAGAAAAAAAGAATCGTAACGGTCGTATATATCCAATGCCAGTGATGGAAAAAGCACTTGGCAAATACAATGCTGATCAAGTAAGTAAGGGTAGAGCAGTTGGAGAACTTAATCACCCTGAAGGACCGACCGTTAATTTAGATAAGGTTTCTCACAAAATCAATAAACTTGAATTTCAAGGTGATGATATTGTGGGTGAGGCAACGATACTAGACACTCCTATGGGTCAAATTGTAAAAGGTTTACTTGATGGCAATGTCCAGTTCGGTGTATCGACTCGTGGTATGGGAAGTTTGAGCCAGCGTAATGACACAATGGTCGTAAATAGCGACTACATTCTTAATGCGGTAGATATCGTACAAGATCCATCTGCTCCTGGAGCTTTTGTTAATGGGATAATGGAAGGTGTTGAATGGGTTTGGAATAATGGCATTATAGAAGCGCAAACAATTGAAAAAATGGAGACTGAAATTAAAAAAGCTCCACGTGCTAATCTCTATGAGACACAGGTTCGTGAGTTCAAGAATTTCCTCTCGTTAATAAAATCAAAATAAGGAGTCAAATATGACTGATAAAGAAATAGTAGAAGATCAGGATGTAGAACTCCATGAAGACGAGAACGAAATCATGGACGAAGCACACGATCCTAAGAATGCTGAAGCTCAGTCAATAGCTGCTACTGATAAAGCTGCTGATGCTACCGGAAGCGCTCCAAAGCGTAAAGGTGACCAAACTAAGAAAGATCCTATGATTAAAACTAAAGCTGGCATGATTGCCGCAATAGTTGGAAAAATGCAGGGCATGAACAAACAAGCTATTACAGCAATGTATAATGGCAATGAAAGTTTTGCACCTGAAGGCGAGTCAATCGCTGAAGATGAAGTTAAAACTACTGTAAATGTAGAAGTAGACTTCAAGGATGATCTTAAAGCATTAGTATCTGAAGAAGCAACATTGTCAGATGATTTTAAGCAAAAAGCTGAAACTATCTTTGAAGCTGCAATCAATTCAAAAGTAAATGCTGAGATTGACAGATTAGAAGAAAAGTACAACGAAGAACTAGCCGAGGAAGTAGAAACTACTAAGGCAGATCTTGTAGAGAAGGTAGACAACTATTTAAACTACGTGGTTGAAAACTGGATGGAAGAAAATAAATTAGCTATTCAAAACGGATTAAGAACTGAGATTGCTGAAGACTTTATGAATAAGATGAAAGATCTTTTCACAGAATCTTATATCACAGTACCGGATGAAAAAGTTGATTTAGTAGACGATTTAGCTGACCAAGTTGAAGAGTTAGAGGCAACTGTTAACGAATCAACACAGAAAGCAATCGACATGGCTGTTGAACTTGAAGGTTACAAAAGAGAAGCTATCATAAGAGAAGCTACTAAAGACCTAGCCGAAACTCAAGTTGAAAAGCTCAAGTCATTAGCAGAAAATGTAGATTTTGATGACGAAGAAACTTTCGCACAGAAAGTAGCTCAATTAAAAGAATCATATTTTGCTAAAGCTACAAAGTCACAGGATGATACAATAGAAGAAGAAGATGCACCAGTAATGGTAACTTCAGATTCAATGGCGTCATACCTTAATGCAATCAAAAAAACTCAAGTTAAATAGGAGAGCAAGATATGAACGGTGTATCTTACGATAAGTTAATCGAAAAATGGAATCCTGTACTTTCTGAAGAATCAGCAGGTGCAATTAAGGACCATCACAGAAAAGCTGTTACAGCTGCAGTGCTCGAAAATCAGGAAATCGCTTTAAGAGAAGAAGGAATGATTAACGAAGCCGCACCTACAATGGCAACAGGCGCAGCCGCAAACTGGAACCCTGTATTAATCGCACTAGTCAGAAGAGCTATGCCTAACCTAATGGCATACGATATCTGTGGTGTACAACCAATGTCTGGACCAACTGGTTTGATTTTTGCAATGAAGTCATTGTACAAAACAGCTAGAACTGGTATAAGTGTAAATGATGAAGCTTTATTTAATGAAGCTCAGTCAGGTTACTCAGGCGATTCTGCTACAACAGCACCAGCAGACGGATCAGGTTTATCTGGTCATGCAGACGGTGATGGTGATAGTTCAATTGCTGACTCAGCAGTATCTGTACTAGCCGGTCAAGGCATGACAACAGCTAACGCTGAAGGTTTAGGTTCATCAGGCCAAGGTCCAAATACAGCCTTTGCTGAAATGGGTTTCACAATTGAGAAATCAACTGTAACTGCAAAATCAAGAGCTCTAAAAGCTGAATACAGTTTAGAACTTGCTCAAGATCTTAAAGCCATTCATGGTTTAGATGCTGAGACAGAATTGGCAAATATCTTGTCAACAGAAATCTTAGCTGAGATCAACAGAGAAGTTATCAGAACTGTTAACTCACAAGCTAAAATCGGAGCACTACAGGCAAATACAGCTATTAACGGTATCTTCAACGTACAGACAGATGCTGATGGTAGATGGTCAGTAGAAAAATTTAAAGGGTTAATCCTTCAAATCGAAAGAGAAGCTAACGTAATTGCAAAAGAGACACGTAGGGGTAAAGGTAACTTTATGATCTGCTCATCTGACACTGCATCTGCATTAGCAGCTTCCGGTATGTTAGACTACACACCTGCAATGTCAACTAACTTACAGGTAGATGACACAGGTAACACATTCGCTGGTGTATTAAACGGCAGAATGAGAGTCTACATTGACCCATATTCAACAACAGATTATATAACAGTAGGTTATAAAGGCACAAATCCATATGATGCCGGTATATTCTATTGTCCATATGTACCATTAACAATGGTAAGAGCTGTTGGTGAAGAGACATTCCAGCCAAAAATTGGTTTTAAAACCAGATATGGTATGGTCTCAAATCCATTCGTAGGTAGCGCACCTGCAGACGGACTAGCAACTGCTAGAACTAACCAGTACTACAGAAGTTTCAGAGTTGACAACATTCTTGGTGCATAAGTATTAGTACTTAAAAATAAAGAGAGGAGTTTCGGCTCCTCTTTTTTCGTATAAATAGAATCATGGCATTAACTAGTAACTTTAATTATCTACAACCAACTGGCTTTAAGTTGGTTATTGATAGAACTAACTATCCAAATCTTGAATTCTTTGTGCAAGATTTTACACACGCTGGCGTGATCATGAATACCGCAGATGTGGCATATAAGAAAGTAGCCGCAATTCCGTTTATCGGTGATAAACTCACATATAACGAAATGCTCGCTAATATCATATTAGATGAAGACATGAAGTCTTATAGGGAAATGCATACTTGGATGAGAAGAATACTAGATCAAGATAACATTACACCTGTAGATAGATTTAGAAATAAAACACAAACACCGCCGGCGCAATCAGATATAACATTATCAATACTTAACAGCTCTAACAATCCTATAGTAAGAATTGTTTATAGAGATTGTATACCAACTGCATTAACTGATATTCAGTTTCAATCCACAGGCGGTGGCGAATCGTTTATAAGCTTTGGAGCTTCTTTTAGATTCACATATTTTGATATACTACATAAAGATGCAACAACTGGTGGATTTGTAGATGGAGATTCTTTTTCTGTCACTGGCAATTTAACTAGTTAATATATAATACTATTGGAGAGATTATGATTGATTTGAAACAGATCCACAACATGTGGGCAGAAGACTGCACTATTAATAACACACAATTAGATGAAACATCTAAGCAAACCCCAGCATTACATTCAAAATATTTACAGTATTGGTCAACCGCCAAGCTTGAACTAAAACGTGCAGAGTTTGAGCAGAAAAAAATATTAAAAGATAAGTGGTTGTACTATAATGGAAAGATGGATCAAAAAACTTTAGATGATAAAGGTTGGAATCCAGATCCTTTTGATGGATTAAAAATATTAAAAGGTGAAATGGATTACTACTATGATAGTGATCCGGAAATACAAAAGTCCGAAGAAAAAATTCAATACTGGAAAACCGTGAATGATACATTAACGGAGATAATAGATAATTTAAAATGGCGGCATCAAACTATATCGAACATAATCAAATGGAAACAATTCGAGTCAGGAAATTAAATCATTCAACTATACACTTAAGGTGTGATAGGTCAATTAGCACAGAATTAAGAGAGTTCTTTTCTTTCTTTGTTCCGGGTTATAGATTTATGCCTGCATACCGTAATAGAATATGGGATGGAAAAATAAGATTGTATAATCAAACTACTGGTGAAATACCTGCAGGTTTATTTCCACAAGTATTAGCATTTGCAGAATCAAGAGAATATGAACTTGAAATAGATGATTCTGAATATGGAAATCCTAATGAAGGAAATCCAATTAACGCAGATTTTATGATGAAGTTTGTAGAAGCATTAAAGCTTCCTTTTAAAATAAGAGACTACCAGTTTGATGCGGTGTGTCACGGCATACAAAGAAAGAATGCCATACTGCTTTCACCAACGGGTTCTGGTAAGTCACTGATAATATACGTGTTAATGCGTTATCTCTTATCTGCATTTGAAGATAAAGATATATTAGTAATTGTACCGACTACTTCATTAGTAGAACAAATGTACAATGATTTTAAACAGTACGGCTATAATGTAGAAAAAAATTGTCATAGAATATATTCAGGTAAAGATAAGAACACAAGTAAAAGAGTTATAATAAGTACGTGGCAATCGATATATAAATTTCCACAATCATGGTTTGAAAGATTTGGTGCGGTGTTTGGTGATGAGTGCCATGGATTTAAATCAAGATCATTGACATCAATAATGAATAAATGCATTGAAGCTGAATACCGATTTGGTACTACTGGAACGTTAGACGGTGCACAAACACATGAACTTGTTTTGCAAGGTTTGTTTGGAAAAATTCATAGAGTAACGAGCACACGACAATTACAAGATGATGATACATTAGCTAAATTAGAAATACGTAGAATAGTATTACAACATAAAGAAGAAATAAGAAAAACATTTGGAAAGCAGACATACCAAGATGAACTACAATACGTAGTATCTCATAAATCGAGAAATACATTTATAAGAAACTTAACACTTGATTTAAAAGGTAATACACTTGTACTTTATAACTATGTAGAAAAACACGGCAAACCTTTGTATACTTTAATTAAAGAAAAAGCTGAAGAAGACCGCAAGATTTTTTTTGTATCTGGAAATACAGCTGCTACCGACAGAGAAGCGATACGAGCTATAGTTGAAAAACAAAAAGATTCTGTTATAGTTGCATCACTCGGTACGTTTAGTACAGGTATAAATATTAGGAATCTTCATAATATAGTATTTGCATCACCATCTAAATCACAAATTAGAGTTTTGCAAAGTATTGGAAGAGGATTGAGAAAAACTGATGACGGAAAATCAACTACACTATATGATATTGTAGATGATATAAGTTGGAAGTCACGTAAAAATTATGGAATATTACATGCAGATGAAAGACTTAGGATTTACGGTAGAGAAAAATTTACACATAAAACTTATAGAGTGGAACTATGACAGACGTAAAACAATTTAAATTAACAAACAATGACGAGATAGTTTGCGAAATTGCAGCTTGGAATGATGAAGAAACTGATGAAATAGTAATTAAGAAAGCACTCAAGATTGTCAGCGTTGAGGATTACACACGTGGTATAAGATTTTTTGCTTTAAGACCATGGATATCTTTTCAAGATAATCCGGAAGAATTGCAATCTCTTAATTCAACACACATTATTGTAACGTCATCACCTACTACATCGATGTTAAAATATTATAATACTTGCTTAAAGGCAATAAAACAAGATCTTAAGAAACCCGGCGTACCTCGTAAAGGTGTTTGGGCTAATTTGGATGAAGTAAATCATGAAACTCGTGATTTAACTGATGATGAACTTGATGATTATCTTACAAGTAAATACGGAAGCATGATTGAAGATGAATTTGACGGTGATTCCGCAAGTGGTAATGTAATAAAATTTAAACCTAAAGACACAATGCATTAGGGTATATCCCCTCTTCCTCAGATATACTATCTTATTTTACCACACTTTTCAGCAAATGTACACCGTTATTTTCGCTTCTTAAAAGAAAAAAAAGTATTGTACATTTGCGTAATTTTAGTGTATAATAGTACTATAGAATAAAGGATTAACTATGGCACGCAGAAAAAGCATCCACTATGTCAATAACGCGCAGTTTTCACAAGCGGTAGTTGACTATGTTGGACACCTCGACCAATGTAAAAAAGAAGAAATTTCTTTACCAAAAGTTCCAGACTACATAGCACAATGTTTCTTGAGAATAGCAGAAGGTCTTTCTCATAAAGCAAACTTTATAAGATACACTTATAGAGAAGAAATGGTTATGGATGCAGTGGAAAATTGTTTGAAAGCTATATCAAATTATAATCTTGAAGCAGCAACAAGAACAGGTAAACCAAATGCATTTGCATACTTTACACAAATAACTTGGTTTGCTTTCTTAAGAAGAATAACAAAAGAAAAGAAGCAACAAGAAATTAAAATAAAATATCTTACAAAATCTGGCATTGACAGTTTTATTGATACCGGTGATGAACAACAGGCAGTATCTGTTGCAACACACTTTGTTGATACACTACGTGATAGAATACAAAGAGTAAGAAGTACAGATGTAGAAATAAAAGAAATGGTCAAAAAAGAAAAGAAGAAGAGAAAAAGCAAAATTGCTGATTCAGATTTAAGTGAGTTTATGTTATGAAGATAGCGGTACTTAATGATACACATACCGGCATACGAAACTCATCAGAAATATTTTTAAATAATGCAGAAGATTTTTATAACAACGTATTCTTTCCAGAATGTGATAAACAAGGTATAACACAAATACTGCACCTTGGCGATTTTTACGATCATCGAAAGTTTGTTAACTTTAAAGCATTGAATCATAATCGTAGAGTGTTTCTTGATCAATTACGTAAACGCGGCATGACTATGGATATTATTCCTGGCAATCATGATACGTTTTATAAGAACACAAATGAACTTAATTCATTAAAAGAATGTTTAGGTCACTACATGAATGAAGTCCATATTGTTATGGAACCTACAGTAATGCAGTATGATTCTTTAAGCATAGGTTTAGTTCCTTGGATTTGTCAAGATAATTACACACAATGTATGAACTTCATAAAAGAATGTAAAGCTGATTGGTTAGGTGCTCATCTTGAATTAAATGGTTTTGAAATGATGAGAGGTTTAAAAAATACTCATGGCATGGATCCTAAATTGTTTTCAAGATTTGAAATGGTATTAAGTGGACATTATCATTGTTCATCACAAAAAGATAATATCTGGTATCTTGGATCACAAATGGAATTCTTTTGGTCTGATGCACATGATCCTAAGTATTTTCATATAATTGATACTGAAACAAGAAAAATAGAGAAGATAAGAAATAATCACACTTTATTTGAAAAAGTCCTTTACAATGACGAAGAAATAGATTATAATAGTTATAATAAAGATTTAACTAATAAATTTGTAAAAGTTGTAGTTATGAATAAAACTGATCCTTTTACATTTGATAGATTTATTGACAATATTCAGAATCAAAAAATTTATGAATTAAAGATAGCAGAAAACTTTAATGAATTTATTGGTGCTAATGTTGATGATGATAGTATGAACTTCGAAGATACTGCAGAAATAGTCGATACCTACATTGATGCGGTTGATACCGATTTGGATAAGAACAAAATAAAAGTTGAAATGAGACAACTAATGACTGAGGCACAAGCACTAGAGATAGCATGATTATATTTAAACTTCTTCGTTATAAAAACTTTTTATCTTCTGGTAATACATTTACAGAAGTAGACTTTACAAGAACTAAATCTACTTTAGTAGTAGGTCATAATGGTGCTGGTAAATCTACAATGTTAGATGCATTGTCTTTTGGTTTATTCGGTAAGCCTCATAGAAGAATAAGTAAAGCTCAGCTCGTTAATTCAATTAATCAAAAACAAGCATTAGTTGAAGTAGAGTTTACTATAGGCCGATCTAATTTCAAGTTAATAAGAGGCATCAAACCTAATATATTTGAAATATGGAAAGACCATAAGATGATTAACCAATCATCACACGCTATGGAATACCAGAAGATCTTAGAACAAAACATCTTAAAGCTTAATCATAAAAGTTTTCATCAAGTTGTTGTGTTAGGTTCTTCCTCCTTCATACCTTTTATGCAACTTAATGCGGGTCATCGTAGAGATGTTATTGAAGATCTTCTGGACATTAATATTTTTTCTAAGATGAATGTTATATTAAAAGAAAAAAACAGCACCTTAAAAGATAAAGCATCAACTATAGTTAATAACATTGAGTTGTGTAAAACTAAAATAGAACAACACTCTAAATACATTCGTGACATTGCTGCATTGACTACAGAAAATAAAAAGAAATATGAAAAACAAATTCAAAGCGCAGATTTAAAAATACAAAAGTTACAAGAAAATAATAACATGTTAACTAATGAGCTTGATGCCTTTGGTGATATAGACTTAACATCTTTACAGAATAAAAAGAATGATGTTATAACATATAGAGCTGAACAAAAACAAGAATTGAAAACAGTTGCAAAGCGAGGTCTGTTCTTGCAAAGTAATGATGAGTGTCCTACATGCGAACAACCTATCCAGAATAAAGATAAATTAGTATTTGATACTAAAAATCAAGCTTATCAGATCGAGTCAACTCTTAAATTAATTGAAAGTAGTTATATCGAAGTTGAAGCAGAAATGCAAAAATTGCAAGAAACTATTGCAATAGTAAATGGAAAAACTAGTACTATTAATTCTAATAACAGAGAAATACAATCTTTAAATCAAAGCAATAACGATTTAAGATCATACCTAAATGAAGAAGTCAGTACAGACTTAAATGTTGCTAGAAAAGAACTAGAAGATATTACTAATGACAAAGAAGACTTGATAGAAGAGAAACTTAAAGTAACTGAACAAATTAATTACAACGGCGTTATAGCAGAAATGCTTAGAGACACTGGAATTAAAACTAAAATAATAAAGCAATACTTACCAGCAATTAATAAACTTGTTAACCAACACTTGCAAGTTCTAGATTTCTTTGTTTCTTTTGACTTAGATGAGAGTTTTCAAGAAACTATAAGATCAAGATTTAGAGATGATTTTACATATGAATCTTTTAGTGAAGGTGAAAAACAAAGAATTGATTTATCGTTGTTATTTACATGGCGTCAAATAGCAAAGATGAAAAACTCGGTTTCAACTAACTTGTTAATATTAGATGAAACCTTTGACTCATCATTAGATCATGATGGTGTTGAAAATTTATTAAAAATACTAAACACACTTGGAGAAGATACCAATACATTTATTATATCACATAAAGGAGATATACTCGATGGAAAGTTTGATTCCAAGATTGAATTTGTAAAAGAAAGAAATTTCTCTAAAATGAAAATTTAAATGTGTACATTTAGTAAAAACTGTGGTATAATTAACTATATAATCAGAAGGAGTATATTATGCAATTAAGTGATTCCACCTTGGACATCCTTAGAAACTTTTCGTCAATCAATCAAAACATTTTGATTAAAGGCGGAGGTCCTATTAAAACTATCAGCGAAGCTCGCAATGTTGTGGCTAAAGCTGAAATACCAGAAACCTTTGACAAAGACTTTGGCATTTATGATTTAAACGAATTCATAGGTGTAACTGGTTTAGTCAATAACCCTAACCTAGAATTTAACAATGACTTTGTTATTATTTCAGATGAATCAGGTAGATCAAGTGTAAAGTACTTTTACTCTGCCGAAGAAACACTAACAACACCGACTAAAGATGTTGCTATGCCAGAACCTGATGTAAAGTTTACATTAGATAATGACACTCTTAATAAACTTAAGAAAGCTGCATCAACTCTTGGCCATAAAGAAGTCTTAATAAGAGCTAATAACGGTGTGTTAAGTCTGTCAATTGTTGAAAATCAAAATGCAACATCAAATGCATATTCAATTGACATTGATGGTGAGTTTAAAGAAGATGCCGTCTTTAATTTTATTATAGATATATCTAACTTGAAAATTTTACCTGGTGATTATGATGTTGAGATTTCCTCAAAATTAATAACACAATTCACTCATAAAGAGTTAAGTGTAAAGTATTGGATTGCACTTGAAAAATCGTCAACTTACGGAGTTTAATAATGACAAGCAGTAACGACCAACTATTTGATCTTTCTAATAAAGCATCTAGAAGTACTATCGCTGTTATCGATGCGGTAACACAAAGAGGTGGCTTTAAAGGAGAAGAGTTATCTACTATCGGTGGATTGAGAGATCAATGCATTCAGATAGTTCAACTATGTGAAACTATTCAACAAGAAAAAGCAATGGAAACACCAGCTGAAACACCAGCTAAAGAACCTGATGCTAAAAAGTAATTACGCTTTATTGAATTTTATTTTTATTTGTTATGGAGAAATGCGTAAATGTCTAATGAATACCTATGGGTTGAAAAGTATAGGCCACAAAAAATTGCCGATACTGTTCTACCTACTAAACTAAAAGAAACCTTTCAAAAAATAATTGATGGTGGTGAACTACCAAATATGTTATTTACCGGTACTGCCGGCTTAGGTAAAACTACTGTTGCTCGAGCACTATGTAATGAACTTAACTGTGATTACATTTTGATCAATGGTTCTGAAGAAGGCAACATTGATACACTCAGAACTAAAATAAAACAATTTGCTTCCTCGGTATCTCTATCGAGCGACTTTAAAGTTGTCATACTTGATGAAGCAGATTATTTAAATCCCCAATCAACTCAACCAGCTCTTCGTGGTTTCATTGAAGAGTTTTCTAATAATTGTAGATTTATTCTTACTTGTAATTTCAAGAATAGAATTATTGAACCATTACATTCAAGATGTGGTGTATATGAATTCAATACTTCTAAAAAAGATCTTGCACCAATAGCTTCTAACTTCATGAAAAGATGTCAATCAATTCTTGAAGGTGAAGGTATAAGCTACACACAAATGGCTGTGGCAGATTTGATTATGAAGTTTGCACCAGATTGGCGTAGAGTACTTAATGAATTGCAAAGATACTCTGTAAATGGAAACATAGATGCTGGTATTATCAATATTGTAAGTGATAAAAACTATGATGATCTTTTCTCTTATTTGAAAAATAAAGATTTCAAAAAGATGAGATCTTGGGTGGTCAACAATATAGATACAGATGCTAGTGCAATTTTTAGAGCCATGTACGATAAGATGGCTGAAAAGGTTGCTCCTCAATCTATCCCGCAGTTGGTTTTAATCTTAGGTGATTATCAATATAAAAATGCTTTTGTTGCTGATCACGAACTTAATGTAGTAGCATGTTTAACGGAGGTAATGTCTGATGTACAGTTCAATTAATTTAACCTTATACACACAAGATAATTGTGGTTATTGTCATCTTTTAAAGAAGAAACTCGCCGAATGGGACTTTAGGTATAGAGAAATAAATATAAGTTATGATCTATTTGCTAAAGATTTCATGAAAGAAAAAGGCCATAGAACAGTTCCACAGTTGTACTGGAATAACATTCATTTAAATAAACTTCCAACAACAGAGCTTACTAAAGAACACATAGAAGCCGAGATTGATTATGATAACTACGTAGGTGGAGTAGAAAATTGGGGAACAACAAGAGCATCGCAATAGTAGGTGGCGGTGTTGCCGGAATTACTACTGCATATTTCTTAGCCAAAAAATATAAAGTAAGATTGTTTGATCCTAATGGTATAGCTGAACAGTGTAGTTATGCCAATGGCGGTCAATTGTCTGTTTGTAACGCAGAAGTTTGGAATACTTATAGTAACATTGCTAAAGGTTTTAAATGGTTGACGCAACCAGATGCTCCTCTTGCTTTTCGACCTGATGTCTGGTCATGGCCTAAGATAAGATGGATTGCTGGATTCATTGGTGCAACTATAACTAACAAATATGATTATAATACTCGTAAGACAATAGAATATAGCTTAAGATCTAGAAAGCTTATGAAGAAAATGATGAAGGAAGTCGGCATTGACTTTCATCATAATGACTGTGGTATATTACACATATATAAGAATCAAAAGTCATGGGTTAAAGCACAAAGAACTCTTGAAAGATTTAAAGATACTGGATGGGGTAGAGTTAAAACTAAAACTAATTTAATAAAGTATAATATTAAATCAAATGATGTTGTTGGTGCTACTTTAACTAAAGGTGACTCAGTAGGAGACATACATAGTTTCTGTCAAAACTTATCTAGCTATATGATGCAAGATCCTAAGTATGATTACAGCTTTCGTATTAATAAAATTGTTCGAACTGAAGATGAAGTATTTTGGTCAAATCCGAGAGATATGGCTTTTAGTTTAACAAAACTTAAGAAAGACTTTGATGAAGTTATTGTTTGTGCTGGCGCTTATACACCACACTTAGTTCCAAGTATAAATGTATATCCTATCAAAGGTTATTCTATAACTTATCAAAATGCGTATGAAGGTCCAACAATCTCTGTACTCGATGATGATAGAAAAATAGTTGCATCACCATTTTCAAATAATGTTTTCAGAGTGGCAGGTACTGCTGAACTTGCTGATTGGAATCATAGTATAAGAAAAGATAGAATCAAACCTTTAGCTGACTGGGTAGAACAAAATACGTTTATTAAAAGAGATGATTATAAAAGATGGGCATGCTTAAGGCCAATGACGCCTAACATGTTACCAGTAATAAGTAAAGTAAAAGGCCTATGGGTTAACACAGGTGCAGGTCATCTAGGTTGGACTATGGGCATGGCTTTAGCAGAAAGGCTAGCAAATGATTTGCAAAGACGTAAATGATATATTACAGAAAGAAATATACAGACAAGATACTACTATTGAACTAATTGCCAGTGAAAACTTTGCAAGTCAAGCTGTAATGGATTTATGTGGAAGTGTATTTACTAATAAGTATGCAGAAGGTTATTCTGGTAAAAGATACTATAATGGTTGTGAACATATGGACGAGATAGAAGATTTAGCTATAAATCAAGTAACTCAATTATATGGTTGCGAATTTGCTAATGTACAACCTCATTCCGGTGTAAATGCAAATACTGCGGTGTACCAAGCATTTATGAAACCCGGCGATGTTATTATGGGTATGGACTTAGCAAGTGGTGGTCATTTATCTCATGGTGCTCCACCGACATTAAGTGGAAAAGTATACAACAGTGTTACGTACGGTGTTGACGAACATGGTTATTTAGATTATGAAGTTATAAGAGGATTAGCCAAGATAAGTAGACCTAAAGTAATTGTTGCAGGTGCAAGTGCTTATCCAAGACAAATAGATTGGAAAGCATTTAGAGATATTGCTGACGGTGTAGGTGCAGTACTAGTAGTAGATATGGCACACTATAGTGGATTAGTAGCAGGTGGTGTATATCTAAATCCTTTACCTTATGCTGATGTTGTAACAAGCACTACTCACAAAACATTACGAGGTCCAAGAGGTGGAATGATTTTGTGGAATAATCCTGATTATACGAAAAGAATAAATAGTTCTATATTTCCTGGAACACAAGGTGGTCCACTTATGAATATCATTGCAGCTAAAGCTCAATGTTTTATAGAAGCAAACACCGATGAATTTAAAAAATATTCTGAACAGGTAATCTCAAATGCTCGAGCAATGGCATTGCAATTAAATCAATACGGTATGAAAGTATTAACTGACGGCACGGACAGCCATATAATATTATTAGATTTAAGTGATAGCAAAAGGTCAGGTAGAGAAGCTGCTGACTTACTTGAAGAAAATGGAATAACAGTAAACAAAAATGGAGTTCCAAATGATCCTCGTAACTTTGTTGAAACCAGTGGCATAAGAATTGGTACTGCTGCAGAAACTACTAGAGGAAATGTAGAGTACTGGTTCAGAGAACTAGCACAAAAAATAGTGAGAATTATAAAATGAATGAAATGCAAATGTTAAATGAATTTGTCAATCAACTTGCAATGTGTGAGTTGTTGTCAGCATACAATTTATTAGAACCATCGATGGCGTTCAACTGTAGAGAAGTTGAAAACTTTGTTAAAGAATCTTACTTTGATAATAACTATCAAGGATTTATAACATGGTGGGATGCAAATGTAATGCCCTTAGTTGAAGAATTAAATACCATATATCAGGCAAGTAAAAATGGAAAGTAGATAAATCATTATGAACCCTTTTGAATACGTAAATGCAATTAACTATACTAAGAAAGATATTATGACTGATGACATAACGGAGAAAGGATACGCTCCGTATATGATCAATAGACAATTATCATACTTTCCTGATACAGTACTTGCTGCAAATGAAATGAATCGCAACCACCACCTCGACAATCGTTTACAATTTGATTTTTTTATAAATATAGTTAGAAAACGTAAAAGGTTTTCTAAATGGCATAAGCCAGAAACTGTAAGTGATTTGGAAGCAGTAAAAAAATATTATGGCTATAGTAATGAGAAAGCCCGCCAAGTATTAACTCTCCTAAATTCTGATCAGATTAATGAATTGAAAAATAAGGTAATGACCGGTGGAAGAAAGTAATATAGTAGAATGGGCTCCAGCGAATATGTTGGAAGTTACATTGAATGAACCAGATGATTTTTTAAAGATAAGAGAGACATTAACACGCATTGGTGTGGCATCTCGTAAAGACAATAAACTCTATCAATCATGTCATATACTTCACAAACAAGGCAGGTATTTTATCGTGCACTTTAAAGAGCTCTTTTTGCTCGACGGTAAGAAATCTAACTTAGAAGAAAATGATGTAGCCAGAAGAAATACTATCGCAACACTTATGAGTGATTGGGGTTTACTACAAATTGATAAAACTAATAAGCCAGAACCAATAGCACCTTTAAGACAAATTAAAATAATATCTTTTAAAGATAAAGACCAATGGAACCTATGTCCAAAGTATAACATAGGAAATGGTTCAAAGTAAAAAAAAAGTTTGTACAGGCTATGTACATTTAAAAATAAAGTATTATATATATTATAGAGGCGCCGATAACCGGGTCTCGTTCAACCTTGCTAGTCAATAGGAGGCAATTATGACTAAGAACTTTTTATACCCTCGAAACAGTTTCTTGGGTTTCGACCACATTTTCGATCAGTTGGAAAATATCCATTCTCATGCGAAAGATACATACCCACCATATAATGTAGTTAAACACGATAGTATGACGTATGAAATAGAAATGGCCGTAGCCGGTTTCAAGAAAGATCATATCGATATTGAAGTAAAAGATCATGTTATGACTATTATAGGTGATAGACCAAAGCGTAGAGAACAAGACGCCTATGTCCATAAAGGTATTAGTGCTCGAAAGTTTCAAAGATCATTTAGACTGTCTGAATATACAGAAGTAGACGGTGCTGACATTCAGGATGGAATCCTTACTGTTAATCTCAAAGTAGTTCTACCAGAAGAGAAGCGACCTCGTAAAATTAAAATTAATTAATAACGAGGAAAATTAAATGACAACTTTAACTCAGGCTGTAAATACAGCCACATGCCGGGTATGCGACGCAGTTGCAGCCTGGGGCAAACGCACTTTACACGATTTTCAATACAATAGACAGATGGCTGCTAACCGAGTGGTTGCTCAGGATCTGATTCATCTTGGATTTCATAATCAAAAAGAATATAATCAAATTCTTCAGAAAATGAATGATAAGACTATTGATGAATATCATAAGAGCTATTAATATGTGGCCATATACAGAAGAAGAAAATGACTTCGTGTCAAAATAAGATTAGGCGGGTTCTTCCCGCCTTTTTTTATATAAATAGTAATTTATAGGAGATATAATATGAATATAGAAAACTTAAGAAAAGAACTTGAATTGGATGAAGGAGTGAAATATGAAATATATAATGATCATCTCGGCTACGCTACTTTCGGTATCGGTCATTTGGTTAGGGATTCAGATCCAGAGCATGGACAAGAAATTGGAACAGCTGTCTCAGAAGAAAGAGTTATCGCAGCTTTCGACGAAGACGTACAAATCGTGCTCTCAGATTGCGAGCGATTGTACAACGACTTTAATGTCTTGCCGGAAGAATGCCAAATGATTATCGCAAACATGATGTTTAACATGGGAAGACCAAGACTTTCAAAGTTTAAAGGTATGAAAGCTGGAGTTGATGCAAAAGATTGGCATAAGGCTGCAGACGAAATGATAGACTCTGCATGGTATAAACAGGTTCCTAATAGAGCTGGTAGACTCGTTAAAAGAATGAGAGCTCTTGCAAATGGATGATTTAGATTTTGATTTTGGTTTTACTGCAGTAACTGAAGATGAGTTAGATGTAGTAAAGAAAAATCAAACAACAGTTAATAAAGCAGAGAAACTTGCAACAACTACACAAGACAGACTTGATAAATTGTATAATGCTATAGTTCCTTTGCTTAATAATCTTAAAAAGAATCCAGAAAAAGAATACATTCTTTGGCCTAATAGATTAGAAAAAGTAGAACAGTTTGAAGATCATATACAAAAAATATATAAAAACGCATAAAGTCCTTTACATTTACTAAAAACTATGGTATAATATAACTACAATGAAGAATTTTAAAAATTATATAGAAGAAGCTGCAGGTAAAGGATTAACCATCTTTGATATAGATGAAACTATGTTTATAACCAAAGCAAAAGTAAAGGTAGTTAAAAATGGCAAAGTTATTAAGAAACTTGATAACCAAGAATTTAATACTTATAAGAAAAAAGATGGAGAAGAATATGATTTTGGAGAATTCAAAAACGCAGAAGTCTTCAAAAAAACTTCAACGCCAGTTGCAAGAATGATTAACAAAGTAAGAGCAATACTTAAAAATGCTACTAAGGCAGGTTCAAAAGTTATTATTGTAACTGCAAGACCAAACTTTGATAATAAGAAAACATTCCTTGATACATTTAGAAAACAAGGTATTGACATAGATAAAATCTATGTTGAACGTGCAGGCAACCTCGGTTCAGGTCCTGCCGCAGATAATAAAAAAGTAATATTTAAAAAATATTTAGATCAAAAAATATACAAACGAATAAGACTCTTTGATGACGCAATGTCAAATTTAAAAATGTTTCTGTCTTTACAGAAAGATTATCCAGAAGTCTCATTCGAAGCTTTCTTGGCAAAACCAAATGGTTCAGTTAACAGAATCCGCTAGAAATTATTTAAGCATTACCACAAAAGCACATGATAAAAAGTATGCTTATCTTGCAGTTAATGGTGGTGGTTGCTCAGGTTTCCAGTATGAATGGAACATGACTGATACTTCAGAAAAAGGTACACTTATTGAAAATATTCTAGTGCTCGATCGAACAGCCGAAATGTTTGTTATAGGTTGTACAGTTGATTATGTAAAAGAGTTCGGTGGATCCTATCTTAAAGTTATAAATCCAAATGCAACTGCGCAATGTGGTTGCGGTGAAAGTTTTGCTGTGTGAATAGAAAAGAACGTAAAGATTTTTTCGAAACAATGGAGATAATGTTATTTGCATTCGTGTTCGTTATGCTTCAAATTCTTGGTGTATACATAATTTTTTTAACTTAGATGCATTTTTTCCTTTACATTTACTAAAAACTATGGTATAATAGTACTTATAATTAAAGGAGAGCTAAATGCTAAATTATAATCTAAACAACCCAACACCATTCATCAAAAAATATATTCAAAAAAATAATCATATTATCAACAAATTCGCAGATTTATTATTTTCGGATCCAAAAACTACATCATCACCACAATGGAATTCACTTCCACTATTAACTACAAAACTCGCTTTCGAACTCTCATTATACAAACTCGAAAACGGCCGTGATTTTTATTTATAAAATCACACTTTTTCCTTTACATTTGTTTAAAACTGGTGTATAATAGATCTATAATCGAAGGAGAGCTTATGTCTAAATTACAACAACACTATATTAATTTTCAATCACAACCAACAATTCCACATAAAGTTTTATATTTACAAAAACACCAAAACGAATTATCACAATTCAACATAAACGTACCTAATCTCATCACGGCCTGGACTACAAATCAATGGCCATGGAATCAACCTAAACCGGACCACAACTAAATGTCATTTTACACTAACGTATTACGCTATAAAAACTATATACTTCACCGGGGTTATCATAACAACGGTGAAAGGTTTATGCGTAAAGAATATTTCCAGCCAACACTATTTGTTTCTTCTAAGAAGAAAGAAGGCTGGACTGGATTCGATGGTCAGGATGTTGCACCATTACAATTTGAAAGTATGTTTGAAGCTAATCAATGGTTAAAGCAAAACATTGATGTATCTGGTAGAAACATATATGGTAATAAAAAATTTACACAACAATTCGTTACCGAAAAATATCCACGTGATATTGAATTTAAACGTGAGTTTATTAATGTAGGTACTATTGATATTGAAACAGATTATGATACTGGCTTTCCACATCCTAACGAGGCAAGTCAAAAGATACTTGCTATAACCTATAAGTCAAGTAAGTTCTCTACGTACCATGTATGGGGTTACGGTGAATTTGATACTACTAAAGCTCTTATTACTGATGTCAAATACATTAGATGTAATAGTGAAGAAGAACTTCTCAGTAAGTTTTTAGAATTCTGGTCACATCCTGATATTACTCCAGATGTTATTACTGGTTGGAATACAAGGTTTTTTGATATACCTTACATCGTAAATCGTATGGCAAAAGTTTTAGGCATACAAGAAATTCAAAAGCTATCACCATGGAATATGCAACTCGAACATAGAAGAATTACAAAACGTGGTAGTGAAAATGATGTATATGAAATACCCGGCATACAAACTCTTGATTACATGGAATTGTTTCAAAAGTTTGGTTATACATATGGTCCACAAGAATCATATGCATTAAATCATATTGCTTATGTTGTACTTGGTGAAAAGAAACTTTCTTATGAAGAATCAGGTTCACTTAAAAATCTATATAAAGATGATCACCAAAAGTACATTGACTATAACATGAAAGATGTTCAATTAGTTGACAGGCTCGAAGAAAAGATGGCTCTTATTACATTGGCCTTAACCATAGCTTACAAAGGTGGTGTTAATTACCAAGATACTTTTGGTGTTACTGCTATATGGGAATCAATCATATATCGTAAATTAAACTTAAGTAAAGTAGTTGTACCTTTAAGTAACAATGAAAAACCATATAGGTCTTTTGCTGGCGGTTATGTTAAAGAACCACAAGTTGGTAGACACGATTGGATAGTATCTTTTGATTTAAATTCATTATATCCAAACTTAATTGTGCAATACAATATGTCACCAGAAACTTTAACCGACAATACTCATATGAATGATGTTGGTTATTATCTTAGCGGTCAAAGCGTTGATAGTGAATATTCAGTTGCAGCAAATGGTTCTTCTTATCGTAAAGACATTGATGGTGTATTACCACAAATCATTGAAGAATATTATGATGAACGTGTGTCTGTAAAGAAAATGCAAATTGCTTCTCAAAAAGAAATACAAAACGGTTACACTACACAACTCGATAAAGAAATAGTTACACTTGAAAATAAACAGTTGGCTATAAAAATTCTACTTAATAGTCTTTATGGTGCATTAGGCAACAAACACTTTCATTACTTTGATATTAGACTTGCTGAAGGTGTAACTTTATCCGGTCAGCTTGCAATTCAATGGGCAGAAAAAGCAATGAATGCTGCAATGAATAAATTACTTAACACTGAAAAAGATTATGTTGTAGCAATTGATACGGATTCTTTATATGTTAACTTTGGTCCATTAGTTAAAGAACTATCTCCAGCAAATCCAGTTTCTTTCTTAGATAAAATTTGTAATGAACACTTTGAACCTGTATTACAAAAAGCATATGAAAAGTTATTTCGAAATATGAATGCTCATAAGAATAGAATGGTCATGGCTAGAGAAGGTATATCTGATAGTGGCATATGGACTGCAAAGAAAAGATACATTCTAAATGTTCATAATAATGAAGGCATTCAATATAAAGAACCTAAACTTAAAATCATGGGTATTGAAGCTATTAAGTCATCAACACCTGAAGTTGTACGTGATAAATTTAAGAAAGCATTCAACCTAATTATATCTGGTACTGAAGCTGAAACACAAAGATTTATTCAAGATTTTCGTAATGAATTTAAAACACTTTCACCTGAACAGGTTGCTTTTCCAAGAAGAGTATCTAACATTACTGATTGGTATGATCACAAAACTATTTACAAGAAAAGTTGTCCTATACATGTTCGTGGTTCACTACTCTTCAATAAGTATTTAAAGTCTAATAAATTACAAAATAAATATGAATTGATCACTAACGGTAATAGAATAAAATTCTGTTATCTTAAGTTACCTAATTCGATCAAAGAAAATGTTATTGCTTTTCAAGATGCATTACCTAAAGAATTAAAATTACATAACTATGTAGACTATGATTTGCAATTTAATAAAACATTTATAGAACCACTTAATTTAATATTACATTCTATCGGCTGGTCTGCCGAAGAACAAACTACCTTGGAGGATTTTTTCGTATGAGTACAAACTGGTTTAAAGATATGCAGGACATGCATATAAAATATGGTGTCAACAAATGGGTACAAGCCGAAAAGCAAAGTGATGTAGAGATTAAAAGATTTAATCAATTCATGGACTTTAGAATTAACATGATGCAAGAAGAACTTGATGAAACAAGAAATGCATTTATCAATAAAGATCCTGAAGAAATAGTTGATGGCATTATTGATCTATGTGTGTTTGCCATCGGTACACTCGAAGTATTTGGTGTTGATGCTAATAAAGCATGGGATGAAGTATATAAAGCCAATATGAATAAAGAAGTTGGAATAAAAGAAGGTAGGCCTAATCCACTTGGATTACCAGATTTAGTAAAGCCTAAAGGTTGGAAAGGTCCATCACACGAGAATAATCATGGAAATATCTCTGACTCTTTTTAAGAGTATATTTGATAATAAAACTACAGAAAAACTATCATTCAAAGATTTTGATTCTTTTGAGAAAGCGTTGTATGGTTTATCTGAACGTAGAATTAAATCTAAAAAAGATGCTCCATTAATGTCACCAGCTTGTTATACGCCCGACACTACACGTGCAAATGCTAATGTAACTATGTGGTCAGGCTGGTGTGCAGTTGATGTTGATGATTTTATATTTAAAGGAGATTTATATGACGCACTTCGTACTAAGTTTGGTAACTATAAGTTTGTTTGCTATTCTACTGCTAGCAGCACACAATCTCTACCAAAGTTTCGTATTGTCTTTCCACTTACAAAAAAGGTTCAATCTGAAAAGATTCGACACTTTTGGTTTGCTCTCCAAACGCTACTCGGCGAAGTCGGAGATAAACAAACCAAGGATCTATCTCGTATGTATTATATTCCAGCAAAATATGATAATGCTTTTAATTTTATCTTTAGTAATGATGGGGATGCTATCGATCCTGATGTGGTAATGACTAAAGTTCCATATAGAGAAAAAAGTAACAGCAGCAATTTCTTTGATAGATTACCTGAAGATATGCAGAAAGAAATCATCCAACATAGAAAATCAAAACTTGATAATGTTAATATCAATTGGTCATCATATACCAATTGTCCATTTATACCAAAGCAAATGGTAACCGAATACAAGTTAATTAATAATACTGGTTGGTATCATAAAATGTACCAAATTATGGTTGCTACTGCTGGTAATGCAATTAAAAACAAATATCCAATTACTGCTCAAGAAATCACAACACTATGTCGTGAAATAGACATTGACACTGGTAATTGGTACAAGTCAAGACCAATGGATAAGGAAGCTGATCGTGCACTCGAATATGTCTACAAAAATATCTAAAGTAATAAACGGACTAGAAATAACAGTTACTCAAAGCTTTGTAGATTGGGCAGATAAGAAATCTAGAACACCAGGTTTTAGATATGAGTTAGGCAGAAAAGGTCTTGATTTTGAATTACTAGAACAGTGGCTACTATATAATAATTTTGTTGATAAAAAAGATACAACAGACAAATACTGGCCAGATTTTAATATCGGAAAATTAAGAGTTGATAATAAATGCATAAGCTCAAAATGGTTTGAAATAAAAAGTACTGTTAAGCATGCTGTAGACGAAGGACTTATAACACATTTTCTTTTTTATTCTATTGATAATAAATCAAAAGATGTTTTTAAAGTAGGTGATATTATTAAGCATAAGTTTATTGGGTTTGAAGAGGCAAATAAGATTTTAAGTAAAAAAATAAAAGGTAAATATTCAGAAGTAGTTAATTTAGAAAATTATTTCATTTAAGTGCATTTTTTCCTTTACATTCCCTAATTTCTGTGGTATAATAGTACTATAAAATTAAAAAGGGAGTTTTTATATTATGTCTACTAAATTCAACACTACTCAAAACGCACCATCAAGGTCTAACGCTAATCGTTCACCTAATAAACAACCTAAAGCCATGCCACGAAATGGTAAATTTCCTGGCGATTACGGTGAGAAATCATCAAGATTTGGTTCTCAGGCTCGGTACTGGAATCAATTAATGGCCAACAAATATGGTACATTATAATGGCTCATGAATCTGAAATCATAAATACTTACAAACATCCATTCGTCGGCATAAAATGGCCGGTGACTGGATCTAAAGGTGATACATACAATGTTACTATGCGTGATAGTGGATTTGATTGTGACTGTATTGCATTCAGAAAATGTAAACACATTAAAGAAGTTGAAGAAAGGATTGTGCCAAATGATTAATATGTTAATCACTTTTTTTCATTTAAGTGCATTTTTTCCTTTACAAACCATAAAAACTATGGTATAATATATCTATTAAAATGAAAAAAGCGGAGTTTAAAAATATGTATAAAGGTTATCAATCAGAATTATTTACTAATAACTGGGGAGTTAATTCAGGTTTCAAACATTTAGCTGATAAGTTAAATGAGTTATTACCATTTGAAGGTAGATGTGAAAAGCCAATGTCTTCAAACAAACACCTTGAAAAGTTTAGAAGAGCTCAAAATGCAGCTTATGATCTTTTCAATAACGGTCTTTGTAATAGAAGAGGTCTTTTCAACAGTGTATATGGTTTTGCACCTACTATGTCACAAACTCACCATGCCATGGCAACCACATGGTCTAACTGGGAAGACATGGTCGAAGAAACACTTACACCAATTATTATTAATGCAGCTAAAGAACAGGGAGTACAATAATGCACGAATATCAAACATCAATATACACTCAAGATAGTGTTACTAAATCAATTACTCTTTCAGTAGTAGAACTTGGCTTCAGTGAAAAAAACTCAGTCGATAACGCATTTGATACTTTTAAGTGTCTAGCTTTAAATCTAAATGAAATACTTAAAATTGAAACAAAGGGGATATAATATGGTTAAGTTTGATAATATATTTTATGTAGGTGATACCGTTGAAACTAAACACGGTCTAAATAAGATTGTTAAAATAGAGTTAATGCCTGAACCAAGACATTACTCTAAGTGTGGAATAAATGTAGAAAAAATGTTTACAAACATGAAAAACTATTGTATAATAGATCTAGATAACAAACATTTTGTATATGGAGATGAGGTAGAATTATGCCGATAATAGATAGAAAAGAATCCGTTGCAGTCCTACAAGAATGTATGGACTTACAACTCAGAAAATCCAAAGATTATCAAAGCGATACATCTAATGTAACACAATCAATGCATTATCGTAGAGGTGTGGATACAATCCATGACATCATCATCGGTAAGCTTATGCGTGCTACATCACTACTTGAGTCTGGTAATAATCCAAACTTCGAATCACTCGAAGATACTTACAAAGATATGATTAACTATGCATCCTTTGCAGTATCATATATGCGTGGTAAAATGGATGGCCAGAATCCAAAGCACGATATGTTCAATAAGCCTAAAGGTCCTAAAATATGATGAATAGCGTAGATGATATAAGAAATTTATTTAAGTCTAAACTTCTTAATGAAAAGTTTACTATTGATAGAACTGGCCAAAAAACTATTGAACATATCGGTGCATCTTTCTTAGCTGATCAACCTTCAATCTTTGGTGCACCTAATAAAAAATATATTGAAAAAGAATTACGATGGTACAAGAGTCAAATCACTAATGTAAATGCTATTGATGATAAAGTTCCAGAAGCATGGCAATACGCTGCAAACGATTATGGTGAAATTAATTCTAACTACGGTCAGATAATATTCTCTGATAAATACTATCACCAGTATGGTAGAGTGCTAGATGAACTACTAGAAAACCCTGATGGTCGTAGAGCTTCAATGATATACAATCGTCCAAGTATATGGGAGGAATACAATGAAAATGGTAAGAGTGATTTCATATGTACTAATGCCGTTACCTATTACATACGTGATGATAAACTACACTGTGTTGTTCAAATGCGCTCTAACGATGTCGTGTACGGATATAAGAATGACTATGCTTGGCAGCTTTCTATTTTAGAAGAATTAGTCGAAGATTATAATCAATGTAAGAAAGAGACAATAGAGCCTATTACGTATGGTGATGTAATATGGCAAGTACAAAACTTGCATGTTTATGAAAGGCATTTTCATCTTGTCAAATAAATGGGATAAAAGATTTCTAGAAATGGCAAAGCTTGTGGCCTCATGGTCAAAAGATCCATCAACGCAAGTTGGTTCAGTTGCTGTAAGAAATAGAACAGTTATAGCTCAAGGTTATAATGGTTTTCCTAGAGGTGTGGATGACCATGAATTATATTATTTAAATAAAGCAATAAAATATAAACGTATAGTTCATGCAGAAATGAATGCAATTTATAATGCAGCAGAAAATGGTGTGTCATTAAAAGGTTCTACAATCTATGTAATAGGTTTACCAATATGCCATGATTGTGCAAAAGGTTTAATTCAAGCAGGCATAAGTAGAGTAGTAACGCCAGAACAAGAGATACCAGAAAACTGGCAAGATTCAATAACAAGTTCAATATCAATGTTTAAAGAGGCAGGTGTAGTATGGGACTGGATAAAGTATTAGTAGTTGGACATAGTCCGGGTAAAACACCCATAAATAAAATGAAGAATGGATCACCAACACTTAATAGGCTAAACCTTTGGCTCGATGCATGTGAGGTAGATCTATACAGCTTCAGTAACATCTATGCACACCACAAGGAATCTCTGAAAATAGCCGATATCGATGGAATATATGTCTCTAAAATAGCCGAAAATTATAATAAAATTATAACATTAGGCGGTTTTGTGTCACAATATTTCACTAAAAGGGGTATAAAACACTTTGCTGCTCCACACCCCTCGCCACGTAATAGAAAGTTTAATAATAAATCGTATGAACCTATGGTTATAAATCAATTGAAGGAGTATTTAAAATGAAAGTAGGAGTCTTATTAGGTAGAGGTGTTGAAGGCGTAGGCTTGACTAAGAATGTAGTTGAGTTTCAAAAGCTTTTCCCTGGTGTAGAAGTATTTGCTACTATTGATAAATTATGGCAAAGAATGAACTCTATGGACTTTAAAGTAAATTACTTTAGAGGTACAGATTGGGATGAAGTTAGTAAACCATCAAAGAAATTTCCAGATTTATTAACATGTTCAAAGGTTGTTGAAAGAATCAATCAACTCGACATGTGCATTGTTTGGAGTGTACCATCTAAATCTCATCCAGAAGATTGTATAAGTAACTTTATAAAGATGATGGATGAAATTAAAGTACGTAAGTCTTTAGTTCAGGTAGACCATAAAATACATTCTATAAATAGGAATGCCGGCTTAGCTGAAATATGTTCTAAAGTCGATGTATTAATGTGTCATTATATAGATAACCCTTTTGGTAAATGGGTTAAAAAGAACAAGATTAAAACACCAATCACAAATATGGGTGTAGGATTCAATTTTAATAAAGATTATTGGAAACCTATTGAACAACAAAATCCTTATTATGTAAGATGGGTAGGTCGTACCGCTATGTGGAAAGGACCAGACGTAATGATTGATTTCCACAATGATCATCTTTGCAAAAATCATTTCATTACAATACTTGAAGGTTTAGAAGCTTCGATAAATTACCCTGCAGTTCTTTATAAAAATCCAAAGGAAATGACGGGTCGAAGACAAGTGGTGAATTACTTTAGACCTGAGAAAGGTATTGATAATACCGGTAAACATCCTGTCTATGGTGCTGAAACAACAAATCAAGGTGCGTACTTGTATGGTGCATATACACACAGTGAAATGATGGAAAGAATGAGTTTAGGTGGATTTGGTTCTGACCTTATGTATTTTAAAGAAGACATATATGGTGATAACGTAGAGTACTGCCACACTGATTCATTTGCAGCAGGTGTAATACCTTTATTCCATAAACACTTCTGTGATCATGTAATACACAGAAAGCAAGGTAAGCCTATAAGTCAATGTAAAGATACAGGCACATTAGCTGTTGATGCATCAAGTGCGCAAGCAGTTTGTTCGCAAATGATTGTCCTTGCAAATGATAAAGTAATGAGAGATGAATGGAGAAACATGATGTATGAGTTTTGGAAAGAACACTGTGATGCTGAAACGGTATATAATGACATCATAAGTAGTACACTAAATTATAATGAAAAGTACAACGTTAATGAAACAACACTGGAGGAATTTTTCGTATGAAAATAGCACTAACTGGATCACGTGGCTTTATAGGTAGCCACTTAAAAACAAGACTTGAAAATGATGGACATGAAATAGTGGAATGGGATTTAAAACTAGATCCGGAAAAATCTATAAAAGATTTTGATATACGACAAATACATGAAGCAAGTTATGTAATTCATCTTGCTGCATATGCTGATGTAAGAGCGAGTTTGGAAGATCCTCAAAGATATTGGGATAATAATGTAGAAAATACTAAACGTATTCAAAAGGTATGTAACTATAATAATATACCTTTATTGTATGCATCTTCTTCTTGTATACATAACTGGTGGTTATCGCCTTATGGAATAAGTAAAAAAGTAAATGAAGCAACCGCATTTGATCATCAGGTTGGATTAAGATTCACAACCGTATATGGCGATGGTGCTAGAGAATCTATGCTTATTGGTAAACTTATTGATGGTTCAATTGCTTATCTTACAAGACACGTAAGAGACTTTGTACACGTCAGTGATGTAGTAGACGCAATAGTATTATTAATGAGTAAAGATATTAGAACACTTAAGCCAGCATATGATATTGGTACAGGTGTAGGAAATGTAGTTATGGATCTTGGAATACTTGCAGGATGGGAAGGTATCGAAATAAGAGATGGTGATCCTTGTGAGGCACAAGATAATACTGCAGATATTTCAGAAATGAAAGCTTTAGGTTGGGAACCAAAAGTTAAAGTAGATGAGTACGTTGTAAAACACACGGTGCCACACTAATGAATTATGCAAGTATAGTACCACTTATAGGTGGTGAAACAATTGCTATGCAAAATGTTTTTAAAAAGAAACCGGAGTACATATTAAGTTATGAAGACTTTAAAGCAAACGATACACACTTGGTTGAATATTATAAAGGACAAGTCCCCTACTATCTTTTGGGAAATAACAGGTCATACGACTTGCCTTCTGTCGATGTTGTTAATACCGTATGTCCTTGTGCTGGCTTGTCTAGTCTCAATACTTCAGCATCTTCTGATGCTGCTGCTAACGATTGGATGTCTACCTCTGCTAATTATGTCTTGGGTACACTCAAACCTAAAGTATTCTGGGGCGAAAACGCACCAAGACTTGCTTCAAAGATGGGAGAGCCTGTTGTTGAAGGTCTCAGGGAAATTGGAAAACAGCATGGTTACACTTTCTCATTATATAAAACGAAGTCTCTCCTTCATGGACTCGGACAAGTAAGAGATAGATCTTTTTATTTCTTTTGGAAAGGTAGTAAAATACCACAACTTAGTTATGTAAAGAGAAGTCATACTAAGATTGAAGATACTATAAGATCAACTCAAAACAATTCTGATGATCCTATGAATGTTCTTACTAACAAAGCAACACCGTCTGATGATCCTTATTATAGATATGTACTTGAAGAACTTGAAGGTGGCATAACTCATAATGAATTTCAAAACAAAATCAAAAAGAGTTATGATGTTCTTCATTACATTGAAGATAAGAAAGTACCTTACAGCGAAGTGAGTCATTGGATGTCATCTAATGGTTTTGAAAAACAAGCACAAAGATGCAAGGTTATGCATGATAAATTAACCGGTGGCGGTAACATCATGAGAAGAGGTGTGTACGTACCAAAAGATTATATTGGAGCTTTTGTAGGTAGTGCACCAACTAAACTAACACATCCTGATATTGATAGACATCTCACAATAAGAGAATGTTTAAACATAATGGGATTACCTAATGACTTTATGTTACAAGGTGGACTTAAAAATTTAAATCATATTTGTCAAAATGTGCCAGTTACAACTGCAACTGACATGGCTGAGAATGTTTTAAGGTTTTGTGATGGCAGATTAGATAACCAATTATGGGATATGGATTTCATGATTCAAGACAATAAAAATCAATCGATAATTAGTGAAAATAAACCTTTACAATTAGACGAATTTATGGTATAATAATAATATTATTTGTAGGAGAAATGTATGTCAATAATGGATAAACTTAAGAAGAACAGTAAAGTAGATTACACATCTATACTTGCTGATTCTAAATTTTTTAATGATAAAGATATGGTACCAACAGATGTACCTATGATCAACGTGGCTTTATCAGGTTCAATGGACGGTGGCATATCGCCTGGCCTGACAGTTTTAGCTGGTCCATCAAAACACTTTAAAACTTCATTTGCTTTAATTATGGCAAGTGCTTATTTAAAACAATATGATGATTCTGTATTACTATTTTATGATTCAGAGTTTGGTTCACCTCAATCATATTTCGAAAACTTTGGCATCGATACTACAAGAGTTTTACACACTCCTATCACAAATGTTGAAGAACTTAAATTTGACATGATAGCACAACTTGAAGGTTTAGATAGAAAAGATAAAGTTGTAATTGTAATTGATTCAATCGGTAACCTTGCTTCTAAAAAAGAATTAGACGATGCAATAAATGAAAAATCAGTTGCTGATATGTCAAGAGCAAAAGCACTTAAAGGTTTATTTAGAATGGTAACACCATATTTGAATATGAAAGACATACCTCTACTTGCTGTTAATCATACTTACCAAGAAATTGGATTGTTTCCAAAAGCTGTAGTTTCTGGTGGTACTGGTATTTACTACAGTGCAGATAATATCTGGATTCTTGGCAGGCAACAAGATAAAGTTGGTACAGAAATCAAAGGTTATCACTTTGTAATTAATGTAGAAAAATCAAGGTTTGTAAAAGAAAAATCTAAAATACCAATATCAGTAAGTTGGGATGGCGGTGTACAACACTGGTCAGGTTTACTTGATGTAGCAATGACAGGTAACTACGTAGCCAAGCCTTCAGCTGGTTGGTACTGTAGAGTTGATAAATCTACTGGTGAATTAATTGATCCTAAAGTTAGAGAAAAAGATACTCTTAACGAAGAGTTTTGGAAACCTATAATAGAAGAAACTGACTTCAAACAATTTGTCACTAATAAGTATTCGATACTTAACAATGTGGTAGATCTTGAAAAGATGGATCAGCACTAATGCTGCTAGTCGAAGATAAGCACTATCAAATAATTCCAGACAAAGGTGATGATCAAGCTTGGAATGTTAGATTATTATCAGGTCCATACACTGAAACGGTGCTAAAATATGGTGTAGTAAAATTTAATGGAAAAGGAAAAGAAAAATATATGTCTTTCAACTTCGACATTGTTTACTCACCAGACACAGAACTTAAAAAAGAAAATATTGAACTTCAAGAGTTTGCTGGAAACTTATTAGAACAAGTGATGGCAAGAGGTATTGAAGAAGGTAACGTAATAACAAGAGAGGTTAAGGATGCAGATAACAGCTAGTCAAAGACTCATATTATTGATGGATGAAATATCCATCGCTAAAAGCAAATTAGAACCACATGATACTGGTCATATTCATACTTCAATAAGCTATTTAGAAAGTAGAGTTGAAGAAGTACAAAAAGAAGTTGATGAAGGATTAAGAAAAGTCGCCTATGCCTACTAATTTAGAACAAACTATATTACGTAATCTATTAACTGATGAAGATTACATGCGTAAAGTATTACCATTCATCAAGCCGGATTACTTTGAAGGTATATATCGAGTACTGTTTCGTGAAGCAGGCAAGTTTGTTGCTAAATACAATAAGCTACCAAATGCTGAAGCGTTTAAGATTGAACTAGATGGTGCCGATAAATTAAATGATGAACAATATAATTTGGCTATGGACATTGTACCGCAATTGTATTCTACTGAAAAGGTAGATGATAAGTGGTTGTTAGACACTACAGAAAAATGGTGTCAAGACCGTGCAATATATCTTGCAATCATGGAATCAATATCAATCATTGATGGAAAGCATGAACAACTAACTAAAGGTGCTTTACCGGATTTATTGACTAAAGCTTTAGGTGTTGGATTTGATTTGCAAGTCGGTCACGACTATGTAGAAAATGCTGAAGATAGATTTAAATTTTATCATACAGAAGAAGATAGGTTGCCATTTGATTTAGAATACTTTAATACTATTACAAAAGGTGGTGTACCACGTAAAACATTAAATATTGCGCTGGCCGGCACTGGTGTCGGTAAGTCTTTGTTTATGTGTCATGTAGCTGCATCATCTTTAGTACAAGGTCAAAATGTATTATACATTACTATGGAAATGGCTGAAGAAAGAATAGCAGAAAGAATAGATGCAAACTTACTTGATGTACCTATTGATCAACTCGATAAAATATCAAAAGACAGGTTTTCTTTAATGGTGAATAACATTGCAAAGAAAACTACTGGTAAACTTATAATAAAAGAATATCCGACTGGCTCTGCACATTCCGGTCATTTTAGAGCATTACTTAATGAACTGAAATTGAAAAGACAATTTGAACCAGACTTAATCTTTATTGATTACTTAAATATATGTGCAAGTTCTAGAATGAAAGGAATGGGTGGTGCAATTAATTCATACTCTTACATTAAAGCAATTGCTGAAGAATTACGTGGCCTTGCGGTCGAGTTTGACGTACCGATCTTCTCTGCAACGCAAACGACTCGTAGTGGTTATTCTAACTCGGATGTTGGCCTTGAAGATACCAGTGAGTCTTTTGGATTACCCGCAACAGCGGACTTAATGTTTGCACTAATATCTACCGAAGAACTTGAACAACAAGGTCAGTTTATGGTAAAACAATTAAAGAATAGATACAATGATCCTACATTACATAAAAGATTTGTAGTCGGCGTTGATAGATCAAAGATGAGATTATTTGATGTAGAAGAAAACGAACAAACATTAACCGATGATACACCAGTATTTGATAACACTACAACCGGTCAAAGATTTAAGGATTTTAAGTTATGATGAAAGCAAGACTTATAAGCTATTCTCAACCTACTGATATAATTGGAGTAGATGATATACAAGATCTTATTGCATTTTCTGCAAGAGTTAGTAATCCATCTAATCAAATGAATAAAGCAACTAATGATAAATTATTAAATTATCTTATGAAACATAAACATTGGTCACCTTTTGAAATGGTAAGTGCTTGTATTGAGATTGATACTACTCGAGATATCGCTAGACAAATATTGAGACATAGAAGTTTTAGTTTCCAAGAATTTAGTCAAAGATATGCTGATCCAGTTAAAGAGTTAAATATGGCTGTTACTACTGAGTGTAGATTGCAAGACAGTAAAAATAGACAAAATAGTATAGAAATAGATGACAGTGATGAAAGAGCAACATTAACTCACGAATGGATTAAAGCACAAAGTGAAGTGATACTTGCAGCAAAACGAGCTTATGAGTTTGCTATTGATAGAGGTATTGCTAAAGAAGTAGCACGTAAAGTTTTACCTGAAGGATTGACTTCATCAAGACTCTATGTGAACGGTACCATAAGAAGTTGGATTCATTTTATAGAATTAAGATCTGCGAATGGTACTCAGAAAGAATGCACTGAGGTAGCTTTAGCGTGTGCACAAGCAATATCAAAAATATTTCCAATGATTAAAGGGTTCACAAATGAAAGAAGATTATAAGGTAGATCCATTATCTATTAAGGTTGATCAAACTAAACAAGATACAAGAAGAGATGCTTGGGATAGAGACTATATGGGTTATTATTACTTAAGAGAAGAACCAGAAACTACAAAAAAGATTTCAAATGCAACACCAGTTTTTATATTTGCATTCTTCTATATTTGTATACTAGTAATGATAGGTAGTATTAAATGAATAAGTACACACAAGACATGACCGGAACTGGTGATCATATTGAAATGAATGATGAGCCTGAAAGGTACTATGATTGGATGTTATGGAAAATAAAAAAAGAAGAAACCCATAAAGAAAACAATAGATTGTACTATGCAGTAAAAGGCCAATTGATACCTGAAAGCTGGAGTCAAAAAGACATAAATAAAATGGCCTACAAATATACTAAAAGATTATGGGGCAATAACGAAAGACTTGAATATACTGATGAACCATTTGAAAAAATTTGGCAAGAAAGATATAGTTAACATATTAATCACTTTTTTTAAATTAAATGCATTTTTTCCTTTACATTTGCGGAAAACTATAGTATAATAGTACTATAAAATAAACAAAGCGGAGAAACTTTATATGTCTAAACCAATTTCAACTTCATCACTTAAGGCTTTAATCCTTAAATCTAATAAACCTTCAATTAAAATTAAACTCTTATTAAGAACTCTTCCTGAAACTATTAGGAGAGAAACTGTAAGAGAAGATTATAATATGAAGATTATAAAGGATCTTGCTAATAAGTACACAATGGTTCAAAAATTAGCTACGGAGATTTTATAATGGGAATACACATTGGTAAACACAAAAGATCAACATCATGGATTGGAAGATTCGATCCTAAAGATCCTAAAGACATGGCTGAATTTCAGATGGTTAAGTCTATTGTAAAAGCATGCAATTCAAATAAAACTAAATTCAGAGTTGAAAAGAAAGGTAGAAAACCAACTAATGGTTTTACTTACTTTGGTGATTGCGTAGGTGGCATTAAAAATGCTACACTATGGGATGTATATGTTTATAAAAGAACATATGATTATTATAATAACAAAAGGATTGGTTAATGATTATAGTTGACTACAGTGGTATTGCACTTGCAAGTATCATAATTAATAAAACATTTGATGAACAAATGATTCGTCATATGATATTGAATTCTCTAAGAATGTATCATAAAAGATACAAAGATGAGTTCGGCGAAATGGTTCTTGCAGTAGATGCTGCAAACAACTGGCGTAGGAAAGCATTTCCACAATACAAGGCTAATCGTAAAAAAGATAGAGGTACTTCATCCTTTGATTGGAATGAAGCATTTCGTATTCTCAATCTTATACGAGAAGAAATCGGAGAAAACTTTCCATATAAAGTTATTAAGATTGATGGTTGTGAAGCCGATGATGTTATTGGTACGTTAGTCATTAAGAAATCAAGAGTTGATTTCAATCCAGAAAAAATCATGATTGTATCTTCTGATAGAGACTTCGTACAACTACAAAGGTTTAAAAATGTCAGGCAGTTCTCGCCAATCCTTAAGAAAGAAATTGTAGAAAAGAATGCTAGGTACTTCTTACTTAATCATATTATACGTGGTGATAAAGGCGATGGTGTACCAAACATATTATCTAATGATGATGTATTTGTTGAAGGATTCAGACAAACACCTATGTCTCAAAAGAAAGTAGAAGATATTATGGAAGACCTTGAACAAGGTGAATTACTATATGCAGCTTCATGGTATCGTAACTATTGCAGGAATGAAAAATTAATTGCTCTTAGCGAAACTCCCTCTAATCTTAAAACAGAAATTATAAATAACTATGAAGAACAAAATCCTTTTGAAAATAAGAATAAGGTGTATCACTATCTTGTTACTAAAAGGTGCAACCAATTGATTGAAAGTGTACAGGAGTTTATTTAATGGTTAAATATGTTTTTGAAATATTAGAAGAAGTAAGCAAACAACGAAATCGTATCGATAAAGTTAAGATTTTAAAATCAAATGAAAGCTGGGCTTTAAAAGATATTATTAAAGGATCTATGGATGAAAAGATTATATGGAATTTACCGGAAGGTCTACCACCATACACACCTGCACCAGCTCATCACCACCCTGCAAATTTGCTAAGAGAAAATACAAAGTTTAAGTATTTTGTTAAAGGTGGCCAAGGCGATAAAATGCCAAAATACAAAAGAGAGCAAATTTTTCTAGGTATACTAGAAGGTGTACATCCTGAAGATGCTAAAGTTGTTTTGTCAATGATTAACAAAGAGAAACTTAAAGGTCTATCAAAACCTGTAGTAGAGGAGGCGTTTCCGAATTTACTATAATACCAATGAAAGGTAGCAAATGTTACAACAACTTGAACGTTTACAAAAAGACTCTAGTGAATTAGAAATTTATGCATTAAAACTTAAAAAGCGAGGTAAGTTACAAAAGATGAATAAAATAATAGAAAAACGAAATTTCTTAGAAGATCAAATCAAGTTGATAAAACCGGAGGTAAGACTTTCCACTTAAAGCAAAACTTTTTCCTTTACAAACAGTGAATTTTATGATATAATCTATATTATTTGAAGGTGACAATATGAATATTTTTATACTAGACAAAAACCCAGTTACGGCTGCTGAAATGCTGTGTGACCGACATGTTCCAAAAATGATTGTGGAATCTGGTCAAATGCTTAGTACTGCACACAGATTGCTCGATGGCATACCAGAAAAGCGTAGGTCTAAATCTGGCAAAACTATACAAACATACTTCTCGTTTGGCGATAAACGTGATGATGTCTTTTATGCAGCAGTGCATAAGTATCATCCATGTACTACATGGACATTAGCATCTAAACAAAACTATGAATGGCACTATGAACACTTTATTGCAATGTGTGATGAATTTCAATACAGGCGTGGTAAAGTACATAAGACATTTGAAGTTCTAGGAAAAGCACTTAAAAAAACACCGATAAATATACCAGATGTTGGATTAACGGAGTTTGCTCAAGCTATGTCTCATTATCCTGATTGTATAGTTGAAGGTGATGCTGTAAAAGCATATCGTAACTATTATCATATGGCTAAGTCATTTGCCAAATGGGATTGGAAAAGGCCTGCTCCACATTGGTGGAAAGGATACCAAGGTGCCTAAATATACATTAAAGAAATGGGTTGATGCTAAAAGAAATTATGTTGAATGGGATGTAGAATGTCCATCAGATGAGATTGAATCGATATGTAAAGAATACAATGCTGAAAGAGTTCTTAAGTTTCCAGGAATTGTAACACAACAAGGAAGTTTACTTTCGAAAACTGACGGCGGTTGGAAAGATAATTTAAAAAGAATGAAAGATAAATCAGGTAGAGGTAACACTATTAAGGTATGAGTAAAAACATTGTTAAGTTTGAAGACTTAATTGAAATTGAGCCTATAACTAAAAATCAAGAAATAGCATTTGAATCGTGGCAACACAATGAAAACCTTGTACTTGCAGGTTCTGCAGGAACAGGTAAAACTTTTTTGTCTATGTATTTAGCTTTACAGTCATCACTAGAACCAGCTACTCCATATCATAAAACAGTAGTCATAAGATCTATTGTACCTACACGCGATGTAGGTTATTTGCCTGGGAGTTTACAAGAAAAATCTGAACCTTTTGAAGAACCATATAAACAAATATGTTTAGAATTATTTAATTTTGATAATTCGATATATAAAAAACTTATAAATAATCATCAGATGGAGTTTTTAACTACATCATTTATTCGTGGTACTCAAATTAATAATGCTATAGTTATCATTGATGAAATGCAAAATCTTAATTTCCACGAACTTGACTCTGTAATTACACGTATCGGCCAAGATTGTAGAGTCATTTTTTCAGGTGATTACTATCAATCTGATTTCAAAACTGATCATGAACGCGATGGTATTCAAAGGTTCCTAAGAATAGTCGAACGGCTAAAAAACTTCAGTGTTATAACTTTCGGTTGGGACGATATAGTAAGATCTGACTTTCTCAGAGATTACATTATGACTAAAGAAATGTTAGGTATAAAATGAAGTTTTTTATAATAGTATCATTTATAATGGCAAACACTGCAGCACTAGATAGACCACTTTACGTATTTGCAAAACCAAATTTTGAAACAGTAACAGAGTGTAGAGATTATGTAGCTGTTATGCATCAAAGAATATATTCTGCGGCAAGCGCATCATATAACCACAAACACAAACCTGAATCAATATATTGTATAACTACTGATGAGGTAAAAGATATATTTAAATACAGTTACGATCAAAAGGAAAAGAAAAATATTTAAGCATGAAAAGATTGATATCGGATATAACGACTTGGATGCAGAGACTACCACAAAAGGGAGAACTTATAGTACTCCTGATGGCAAGTCTTATCCTAGTGTTACAACAGTTCTAAGCATATTAAACGAACATATTATTAAAGCATGGCGTGAACGTGTAGGTGAAGAAGAAGCAAACCGAGTAAGTGGTGTAGCTTCTAATCGTGGTACACGCGTACACAGTATAGTTGAAAAGTATTTAAACAATGAAGACACTACAGACTTCTTACCAAATATCAGACAAAGCCTTGAAAATCTCAAATCTGTCCTTGATCCTAATATTGGAAAAATATTCGGCCTCGAGGTTCCTCTATTTAGTCATCACTTAGGTGTTGCTGGTAGATGTGATTGCATCGCAGAATATAATGGTGTACCATCTATTATAGATTTCAAAACATCTCGTTACATTAAGAAAAAAGAAAAAATAACTAATTACTTTGCACAAGGTGCAGCGTACTCTATCATGTGGGAAGAACGCACAGGTATGGTAGCACCTAACATTGTGATCGTCATGGACGTAGACCATGAAAAGCCGTTAGTTTTTGTTGAACATCGTGACAACTGGACTGATTTATTACATAACACTATAAAAGAATATAGAACAAGAAGGATGTTTGGACATTGAATACTGTAATGGAATTACTTAATAAGAGATTTAATTTTGAAGAGATAACTAAAGGTTATAATTGTGAGCCAGGATCTGATATAGATAGTATAGAGTGGTTTATTGAAAATGGTCATAGATCAAATTCTCTTCGTAATGGTTTTGGTGATGCACTTGAAATAGCGAAGGAAATAAAGGAGTTTTCAAATGAATGCACAAAAACAATTGGAGCCGGGGAGCAAATACGCAGCTTTTGATAAAGATGGCGATGGAATAGTAACAGACGAAGAATTTGAAATGGAACAGAAATTAGTTATGTTAGAAAATGAAGATAAAAAGCAAGATGCGCAAAGAAACATGGCATGGTTTGCTTTAGGTGGAATGTTACTATATCCAGCATTTGTTATTGTTGCTACATTATTTGGTTTAGATAAAGCTGCTAAGATCTTAGGTGATATGGCGGCTGTTTACTTTGTATCAGTTGCAGCAATTGTTGCAGCATTCTATGGTAAAGAAGCTTTAGCTAATAAGGCACCACCAAAAAAATAAATAAAAAAGTTTTGTTATGAAAAATTTAGTATTCCAATATTATATACCTTATGAATCTTTTGACGCTGATATGGGTGGTGTTAGAATGCCTGAATGGGCAAATGCAGGTTCACGTTCGGCAAAAGCTTATGCTGATTTTTGCAGTGCTGAGTACGAACTATCACATGAAAGATTCTTTCAAGAGCTTGATCCAAGACTCGATTCAATAAAAATAATATTCGATGAGAAATATGATGAGTATGATAATATACTTTCGATAGATCTTGACATGTTGATACATGCAGATGTAGATGAAAATATATTTGAAGACAGGATTGATGATGTTGCAATGGTGCATGAAAGACACGTACATACGGGTGGACCAGCACGTTGGCTTTCAAACGTAATGTATAAACCTCTGTGGCAAAGAGGCATAGTAGCTTATGGTAAACACCTATGGGGTGATGACTGGATGTTTCCAAAGAGTGCGATTTATCCAGACGAAAAATTTAGATATTTAAATGGAGGTCTACAACTTTGGTCAAAACAAGGTAGGCTTAAAGCACGTAAACATTTTACGTCAGTTGACCATTACGTACTTCACACGAGATATACTGAACAAATGTATATCAATCTACAATTATCACAACCAATATTCAATGTCATTGAGCTTGATACTCAATGGAACAGAATGCCGTATCAATGGCACGGTGGAAAACCTGACGGAAAGATTAATCATTTCTTGGCAAGAACTAAATTTGATATGCCGAGACTAGAACATACGGAGTTAAGTATATGGCAAAATTCTTAGAAATAGCAGCAGAAAAACCGAGAGGTTTAACTTGGGATGTTATGAACTTAGCAACTCATGCAGGTGTAGTCAAAGGTGACGCAACAAATATGCCATTACCATATAGCGATAATGAATTTTACGGTGTATATTCTGAACATTTTATAGAGCACTTATACAAATATCAAGGCATAAATTATTTTAAAGATGTATTGCGAATATTAAAACCCGGCGGTATAGTAAGAACAGTATGGCCTCCATATGAATTTATAGATTTGTTAGTAAGTAAAGAAGATCTTACACCCGATCAAAATGAATTTGTAGAGCACTATTACAATTTCTACATCGTAAGAGAAAAGTTTTCACCACCCGGAAATACGCACAGGTCTAAACGTGAGCAATGTGCATTAGGTTTACTATATCAAAAAGGACAACATTTATATCTCTGGTCAAAAGTTGAAATGATGAATATGTTAAATGAAATTGGTTATACTAACGTAAAGCTTATGAATTATCAAGACAGCAGCTTACTTGATTTTAAAAATATAGACACACCCGGAAAAATACGTGCATTGCATTCTGCCGTTATTGAGGCAAGTAAACCTTGGTAATTGTAATTAAATACGATGGCCGTCAACAATTGTTTCATCACTATTGGTTGCCTCTCATATATAAACACCAAGAATGTACATTTATTGTAGAAGACAATACTGGAAAAATGATATATCCAAGTGATGTATCTAATCTTAATGTTACTAAAGAAGTTGACAAAGATAAATTGAAGAAACCAGTAATGCATTGTAATATAGATCGTGTTCCTACTTACAGAACTATGATTGATTTTAATCACCAAGTTTTTTATGAGGTACCATTATGAAAATTTTAGTAGTAGGAGCTGGATTCAGCGGTGCAGTAATTGCACATCAATTACATAAAGCGGGTCATGATATAACGGTCATTGATGAAAGAGATCATATCGGCGGTAACGCATATGATTATTGTAATAACGTAGGTGTCAGAGTTCATAAGTATGGTCCACACTTATTTCACACAAACAATGAAAGAGTGTATAATTGGATTACACAATTTGGTGATTGGACTCCATATAAACATAAAGTTAAAGCTTTACTTGAAAACTGTAAATATGTAACACTACCTGTTAATAAAGAAACAAAATTTGTGGTAGGTGAAGAAAATATATTAGATGTATTCTTTAGACCATACACACGTAAAATGTGGGGTAAAGAATTAGAAGAACTTGATCCGTCAATTATTAAAAGAGTACCAATACGTGATGATGACAATGAATACTATTTTCCGAATGATAAGTATCAAGTATTGCCGAATAAAGGATATACAGAAGTCTTTAAAGAAATATTAAAAGGTATAAATGTTTTCTTAAATTCACCATTTAAACACGATATGGAATCACACTATGATCATATTTTTAATTCAATGCCAATTGATACTTACTTTAAGTTACAACGTGGTCCATTGCCGTATAGATCAATAAAGTTTCATCATGTAAATATACCAGCACCGAAATTATTACCAACTACAACTGTAAACTTTACGAATCATGGTCCTTACACAAGAATGACAGAATGGAAACATATGCCGTGTCATGGTGAAGGTAATGAATGGACAACTATTACATATGAAGAGCCGTGTGATTATACAGAAAATAATCTTGAAAGATATTATCCGGTTAAAGATATCGACGGTGTAAATAGAAAAATATATGAGCAATATAAAGCTATGGTTGAAGACAACATGACATTTATAGGAAGATGCGGAATGTATGTATACATTGACATGCATCAAGCAATAAACTCATCATTACAAACAGCAGATAAATTTTTGGAGAAAATAAAGTGAAAAATATAATATATCAATATTGGCAAGGTGACTTAAAACCTGGTGTCATTTACAGCACTAAACTTATGAAAGAATATGCAGATAGGATTGGTGCAGAATATAGATTTGATCATAACATTCAAATAGCATCTAAGACTGTGAACGTGCCAATTTATTATGAACCTGCAAATCCTTTAGTAGATCCATCATTTGATGTATATGATAATGTTGCATTAGTTGATATTGACGTGTATCCAACCGAAGGATTAACTGACGATATGTTTATGTTAGATGGCGAAGATGCATGTATTTGTACAGAACCTAAACAACCACATTTTAGACAGATCTATAATGTTGCAGGCATTACAAATGCAAATGATATGAACTGGACTCGACACTTGAAGAATGTATGGAATATTGAATATTCGTATGATAGAGAAAATAGACCAATGGTGTACAACACTGGTGTTGTAGTTATATCAAAGAACGGTTTAAAAAAGATTAAAAAAGAATGGCCAACATTTCAACAGTATGTCAATCAAATGAATGCATTTCCTAGATTCTATAAACTCTTTCAAGACTATTTCTCTGCAATGATTCATTACAGTGATTTTGTATTTGCACGCATGCCAAATAGTTGGAACTGCTATATGCATAAAGTAGGATCACATCCTAATGCAACTATAGGTGATAATCGTGGTGCTGATCCTAAACTTGTGCACGTAATGTTTAGAACTGCAGACGACTGGCCAGAAGCAGCTCTTAATGATGTGGTAAATAAACCTGTAAATGAATGGAAACTTCCAGTTCATAAAGAATGGCCAAATGATGCAGTTGCATCTAATAGTTTAATTGGTCAAATAAATAAAATACAAGGACGATAGCATGCTTACAGCTGATTTAGGTCATGTAAAAACCATACACGAATTTTACAAATCAATAAGAACTCAACAAGAAGTTGCACATGGTAAAGCATATTGCGATCAGCATGATGCTATTACTAAGTACATGGAAGAATGTAACTCGTATAAAGAGTTAGGCACACACCAAGGCGGCACCGCTGCATGTGCTATGTTAACTAATCCAAAGTATGTTGAATTAATTGATATTAATCATTACAAATATAGATGGAGACTACAGCCATTAGCTGAAGCGTATTGTGAAGAACATAACATTGAGTTAGTAGTAAAAGATGCTGATTCCAGTTCATTGGCTTCACTTGGTGCACCTGTAGACATGATGTTGATAGATTCACTACACAAACCTGATCATATGAAAAAAGAATTAGAACTACATGGTGTATCAGTTAACAAATACATTATAGCACACGATACATATGTCAATCAATCTCTCCACGCATGCTTAGAAAATTGGTGTAATGATAACCGTGCTTGGAAAGTACACGAAAGAGGAATGGTTAACGTTGGTTATACGGTGTTAAAGAAAAATGCGTAATATAATACTACAACACTTTGATGGCGAGATGAGACCACTTGATTATGAATCACAGTGGAATATTATGGATTACGCCGATATGATTGATGCTGATTATAAATTAGTGCTAGGTAAACCATTTAGAGAAAATTTGACAAATGCCTGCCAAAAGGTTCATATGTTGCATGAAGATTTTGATGATTGGGATAACGTATTAATGTTAGATATTGATATGTTTAGACCTGAAGCTATGAGGTTAAATATATTTGATCAACCCGGTATAGGTCGATATGCCGACGTTCAGCAAAACTTACACAAGAGATTAACGCAATGGTACCCTATGTTAGGTAGTATGGATACGCCATATTGGGGTGGTGCTATCTATAAGATGGATAGACATACAAGACAAACACTACGTAAACAGCTCGGTGGCAATGAAGGTTGGATGCAAAATTTTAATAAACCTTATAACTATGAAGATGAAGGTATTATGCATGTCTTGGCAATGAGGTCAGGTATGAAATTTAAAGAACCGTATTTAGATCGTAAATGGTGTCAGTGTTCTTTTTTACCTAATCCTGAAAGAGCAGGCTTTATTCATGTAAGAACTAAGATAACTCCTCAAGGACCTAAGAGAGAAAAGATACTTAACTGGAAAGAATTAGTTGATAAAAAAATCATAGCTGCTTACAAACCTCATGATAGTGATGCTTAATATATTATTTGAAAGATATAAATCTAAAAGACTAAAGTACCACTTATATTATGAAAAAGAATTCTTTCATCGTAGATTTGAACCACTCATGATATTGCAAGTTGGTATAGAACCAAGCCTACAGGTTTGGCAAAGATACTTTACCAGATCTCAAATATATTGTATTGACAGATTTGTACATACAGATCCTAAAAACATTTCTTACTTAGATGAAGAAAGAATACACTGGTCAAGGTGTGATGTAAATGATAAAAAGAAACTTAATCATGTTATGATAGATGTATGGAAAAAGCCACGGTTTAATATTATAATAGATAGTATTAGTGATCATAAAACAATGAGACATTACGGTGTTGATAAGTACTACAAAGAGGTAAATAATGAAGTCTTTTGCCATAGTTGTTGAAGGCAATAAAACATCTGAATCAGGTTATCGAGAACTCAAAGAGAGTTACGATAAGTATGGTTATCAAGATGAATTACAAATTCAACCAGCAATACCACCAGAAAAAGCTGAAGGTTATTGCGGTGGCAATGGTTTGTATTGGAACTATCCTTGGGAAGGTACTGAAACTGATTTGAAAACTGGTCTTATAAAATCTGCATATCCGACTCAAGATAAAAACAAAAGAATATCATGTTTTTTAAGTCATTGGTATCTGTGGCATAAGTGTAAGAACTTAGATGAAATGATAATGGTGTTTGAACATGACTCTCGAATCATACGTAAACTACCTGCAGATAGTACATTCCAAAAATCTCAGTTTGATATTGTAGGTATAAATGATCCATCAATGGCAACAAGAAAATCTAAATTATATCACGATATTATACTTAAAAGAGCACAATCAGAATTACAAAGTCAGCAATATACTGAGTTCTTTCAACCAGTTCCTCGTATTGATGAGTTCAATGTACCACAAGGATTAGCAGGTAATTCTGCTTATGTCATAAAACCAGCCGGCGCAATTAAGATGATAGAGTTATCACAAGAACACGGCATGTGGCCTAATGATGCACTGATGTGTTATCAACTTATTGAGTCGCTTGGAGTAACACGTAACTTTTATACAAGAGTACAAGGATTGAGGTCAACCACAACATTATGAAGATGTATGTAATAACAATAATGGAAAATGAAAGATCAGTACAAGTTGCTGATAGGTGTATACAAAGTGGTTTGGTATTTGGTCATAAGATAGAAAAGCATCCAGCATATTCTCCACAGAACTGTAATGTAAATCAAGAACTTGATAATTTAAATTATGACAGATCTGGTTTTATAGAAAAATATAGTAGGCCAGAAAACTGTATTGCAGGATTTTTAAGTCATCATAGCTTGTGGCAAAAATGTATTGACTTAAGTGAACCAATAGTAATATTTGAACACGATGCTGTAATAGTAAATGATATACCAGAACTACCTATGTTTGACATATTAAGTTTTGGTAAACCATCTTACGGTAAGTTCAATACGCCATCATTTTTAGGCTATGGTGCATTAGTATCTAAACCGTATTTCCCTGGTGCACATGCATATAGGATTACTCCTAAAGGTGCAGCAGAATTAATTAATGAGGCTCAGTTTACTGCAGGTCCAACCGATGTTTATATTCACAGCAGTAAGTTTACATTAGGTGAGTATTATCCATGGCCAGTAGAAGCAAGAGATAGTTTTACTACAATACAGAGAAAAGAAGGTTGTTACGCAAAGCATAACTATGGTGAAACCTACGACATTATATGATGAAGCTTTTGTAACTGGTTGCGATAGTTCACAAGAGTGGATGTTAGACTGGTTCTTAAAGAACTTTAAAAAGAATTCAAACAAACCTTTGATATTTGCAAACTTTGGTGTATCAGAATTAAGTCTTGAAATTATGAGAGCTAACTGTCATGCTATCATGGATATGACTAACGTTGAAGAACAAGGTTGGTTTAAAAAACCAATGACAATGTTGAAGTGTCCGTCAGTTAAGACAGTTTGGTTGGATACTGATTGCGAAGTTATGATGAATATCGATGGAATATTTAATTTATTAGAACCAAATAAACTTAATATGGTAACAGATAGGCCATGGACAAAACGAACAGGTGAAGTGTGGCATAACTCTGGTGTTGTCGGGTTTATAGATAAACCTATAATATTAAATCAATGGGTAAATGCCGTAAAATATAATAGTGGCAACCAAGGAGATCAAGAAGTATTACACTCGATGTTGAATCCTATCACTAAGATTGGCGCAATACACGATTTACCTAATGAGTATAATGTATTAAGAATACAAACTGAGGTTGATAAAAACTATCATGGCACTATACGTATCATGCACTGGACCGGCCACAAAGGTAAAATAATAATTAAATATAAAAAGTAGGATCATTATGAAAAGAATAGTACATATAATTGGTAACGGTGATCATTCTGGATATTTTTGGAATGAACCGAGATACGGCATGAAATTAACATGCAACGTACCTCCATTTGCTATACCTAATGTTTATGCTACTATTATGGTTGATTTTAAAATGATGAAAGCGATTCATGATGGTTCAGTAACTTTTGGTGGAGAATGGATTGTTGGCATGAGGCCAAAAATTTATATGGGTAATAATCCATCATTTCATATCAAAATGTCACCTTATATAAAAGAGTTTTATACAGAACTACCGAAGTATGTAGCTAACTACACAGACTTTAACTGCGGTCATATGGCATGTCATTATGCAGCAAATAAAGTAAAAGCAGAAGAAGTACATATGTACGGATTCGATTCTTTATTTGATTTTAACTTAAGAAGTTACACTGATCTATTTTTAAACTCTGATCGTGGCGATATCAATAACAATAGACTTGCAAATAACTGGCGACCGGTCTGGGAAAATATGTTTAAAGAGTTTCCAAAAACTAAGTTTGTACTATACCATAAACATAATGCAATTAAAGTTAATGTCGGTGATAATGTTAGTATCGTAACATACGATAAGATGGCCAAAGCACCAGCTTAACTATTAACAGGTTAATCACTTTTTTTCATTTAAGTGCATTTTTTCCTTTACAAATCCTGATTTTTATGGTATAATATATCTATTAAAATAAAAAATCAGGAGTTAAAATGTTGAAAATCGAAGAACTACAAAAGATTAAAGAATCATTGACAGACCTTGGAGACATCGTATGGAATGACATGGATTCTCATGATCCTAAAACAATCAGAAATCTTGATGAATCAATTGAAGCAATTGATAAGGCTATAAAAAAATGTGCATAAAGTGCATTTTTTCCTTTACAGTTGCTGAAAAATGTAGTATAATAGATCTATAATAATTAAAAGGGAGTTAGATATTATGGCAAAAGTTAAAAGTTTAGTTATGGATTCAATGGACGAGTTTTACAGTAACGCAGAGCATATCGTTAAGGATGCTGATTCGTTATCTCAAGCCAAAGAACATGTCGAGATCATGAGAAACAGAGAGTTCAACTGGTTGGACAAAGATCAAATTGCCGATGAAGTAGAGTTATACTGGTATGCTTAACAATATCAATGCCATGAAAGCATTTATTGCAGGTACTATAGGATTTATAGGACTATCATTCTGTAGTCCACAATCATATGCAGCATCGAAATATGAAGGTACCGCACACCAACAGATTGTATGTTTAGCCGATAACATCTATTGGGAAGCACGCAACCAGCCAGTTAAAGGTATGTTTGCGGTTGCATTTGTTGTTGATAACCGTGTTAGCGATGATCGTTATCCTAATACTTATTGTGAAGTTATACAACAAGGTCCTACTAGACCATCATGGAAAGACAAAACAAAATACTTTCCGGTTAAAAACAGATGTCAATTCAGCTGGTTTTGTGATGGTAAAAGCGATGATATTCCTATATATGATAGAGAAGTTTATGATGTTGCACTTCAAATAGCTAGAACGATATTCTTTGGTCAATATAAAGATGATATAACTTATGGTGCAACACATTACCATGCCGACTATGTATTTCCATCATGGCGTAAACAAAAAACTAAAACTCTAATAATAGCTAATCATATTTTCTATAGATGGGAAAAATAATGGAAGAAGAATGGTGGGAACACTACTGTTGTGTGAAAAGAGATATAATGGGATTTCAGAAGGGTGTACCATGTGATTGGTGCGATGAAGAAGATCCAAATCCATTTTCAATTAAAGTAATTGTAAGAGATAATAAAAGGTCTAAAGACGATGGTGAGTAAATTCGTATATGATAGTTGGAATTCAGTCATGGATCATGATAGAAATCCTTTGAAGAATATACCGCACTTAAATACAAGACATATGATAATGCAAGTGCTCGCTTGGATGTGGTGTATTATGTTTTCAATGTACTTTAGTAGTATGTGGATATTCGGTATCACGGCTATAGCACATATTTTTATCTTAGCTGCAATAACAGTTACAGTCGCTGCATTTGAAACTGCAAAAAGAAAACCACAATTCTTCTTAAAGAACGGTTATCATACATCGAGTAGATCAAGACAAGTAATGTACTTATCCGGTAATGGAAGACTACAAAAGATTGAATTAGACCCTAACGACCCTGGAGGCGAGCATGAATAAAACTAAAGAACCGAAAGGTGAATATAAATTTAATGAAAAAGATTATGTTGAAGAGTTGCTAAGAGTAATTGACTCAACTTATACTGGTCATTATTCAAGACAGCACTTTCAGGCTACAGAATTTATAATTGACGGTGGCCACGGTACAGGTTTCTGTATCGGTAACATTATGAAGTATGCTCAAAGATATGGTAAAAAAGGTACGAGTAAAGATGCTCGTAAAGATTTACTGAAGGTGCTACACTATGCTATCATTCAGTTGTATGTCCATGATATGGATGAATTCGATAAATATGCAAGTGTTGATTCTGATAGAGAATATAGATATAACACCGATTAGTGTATAAATAGTATTACATTAAACGTTCACCCGTAAAGGGCGGAAGTAAGCAATCGCTGAAGGAACGCACTCTAACTATTAACTAGGGAGGGTGGCAAAATGACTTACAGACCATTTCAATGGAAGATGTTTGTTAAGGCTCGTAAACGTGCTTTAGTTCATAAGATACTGAACTATCGTCTATTATTAAAAGCAGCTTAATAAACTTTAGTATTCTTACCGATGCGCTTAGGTACGCATATCGCCGTATATGATAGGAACTTAGGCGCATCTTCTTGTGCGACTCTATTTGGAACACCAGGTTGATTGTTTAATCTTTCAGCAAAGTACTTACATCGATCAATGTCAGCAAAATACATATCTTGACTCTCTACACGAGAACCTAAATATACCATTAATAAAAATGCGTGTATCATCTTCGTTTCTTCTTAGTTTCTGTTTTAACTATCGAGGCTTGAGCTTCTCTTCTGAGTTTTTCAAGAGCATCTTCTGATTTATCAAATTTTGGCTTCTCTCTTGTAGAGAGTTGAGCCCAAAACTTATCTTTCACTGGAGCATTATTCTTACTATTATTTAACATTATTGTGATGGCTTTATAACCATCACCCATGAACACTAACTTATCATTTTTATATAATTTAGACTTAGACGATATCGTCATATCTAGTATCATATTCTCATGTTTGAATATCATCTTTACCACATTCGCATTTCTGACACACGTCATTCATACACTCGGGACATCCACTTGAATAACAGTGACATCGATGTCCGCAATATCTACACTTTCTCTCTTCACCTACATTTGATTCACCTAACATATCAGCTCCTACTTTTTACCTATTGAATTTAAACTATCCATCACATTATCGATGTTTGGTTCTTTACTATTTGGATTGTATACACACTTGAATTGTTTTGGACAATTGTTGTCAAACATCAACTCATATGTTTTATTACCACCCTGATATATACACGCCTGTTCACCACTTCTTGATTGTATGATCTTCTTTAATCTACATGTGGTGTACTTCTTTTCAACGATAGTACCACGTTGTATCTTCTGTTGACGAGTATAGTCTTTCTTTGTACCGACCGTCTTAGCACCCGCAAGTGCCGTAGATACTATAACGCAAAAGATAAGAAAAAACTTTATCATTGATTACTATAATAGATCGCACCAAAGACTGCCGCAACTCCACCGACCGCCGCACCCATAACCATGAGTACCATCTTAATGTCGGCCCATGTTTCGGCATCGGCTTTACGCTTATCGATACGCGCTTGTTTCTCGGCTTCTTTCTGTTCTTGTATTCGCCTTGCGCGTTCATCAACAATTCCTTGCCATGTACCCGGTCCAAATCGTAGATTAATGAGTGTTGAAATTTCTTGTAGTTGTTCCGCCGCAAGTCTTGCGTCAATCGTTTCTCTTGCGATATGTGCCGTGTCAAACTGTTCTTTGACTCCTAAACCACGCTTATTCGACTTCTTATTGACTTCGTCTTTACCACGAAATAATGCGTCAATGTGACTACCTAACTCTCCGATGTCTTTACAGGTATCAATGTTAGACTTAATGAAATCTACACTTGACTTCACCAATGCGATACCCGCTAGTATTTCTGCTACTGGCATAATAACTCCTCTTCTTCAGTACTATTTATAAAATAATCCTTTACAAACGGCGAATTCTGTGGTATAATATATACTATATAACGATGAAACAAAGTGAAAAGTTCACTGGACTCGGGGGCAGTACCCGACAGCTCCACCAAAAATACTATTATCGAGTATTTCTGATGGGGCTGAAATAGGATCGACAGGTACAATAACGATGTGGAGTTATCCGGATGTAAGCTCGGTTAATGCGAACAATATACTAAATGCAAACGATAATTTTGCACCTCAAGAGTTAGCGCAAGCTGCTTAATTCTTATGCGCCCGGTGAGAGCGTGGAAACAGAATCTCACCATTAACACACACAGGAGGACAATATGTCTAAAAACGCATACGAAATAAGACTCGAAACTTTAAGAATGGCCAAAGAGATGGCCGATACACAGTTCTGTTTACAACAGGATATTATGTATAGAATGATCGATCAGGCGCAAGAAAAACGCATGGACATCATGGACGCGGTCAATGATCACTCACCACTGATGTATCAGCCGGTTGATCTCATTGAAACCGCAAATAAGCTATATGCTTATGTAGGCGAAAAACAATAGGATAAAATTATGGCAGAAGTAGAAAAAAAGAACGGTATCGTTATTAAAGATGAACACAACGAGTTTGAACTGGCACTCAGATTCCTCGGTAATGAACTGATCGCGATCAAGATGGCGGCGACAAACTTCAGTGGTAAACTGATACTGTGGAGTATTCTACTTCTGCTCTTTAGTTTCATGATGATCGAAGTCTTCGAAGTCAACACGTGGATAGGAGGATAACATGTGGGGAAGACTCATTGAATACACGGGTGGTAATGAATACAAACCACCTCAGTCAAAAAGGAGAAAGATTATGACACCCAACCCGCACTACATCAATATGATGATTAATATCGGTATCTTTGGTATGTTAATATACGTAGCTGTGCAAGTATCTTAATGAGTAGCATAGTAGACGACAGATTAAACGATTTAAAAGATGACGTTATATATCATTTTAAAATCAATCACGATAAAGATAAGTTATTAAAAGAATCTAGTTCCGTTAGATATAATGCAATAAATGAAAAGAATCTTGAGAGATATAAAAGACTAGGATTTATTGAAAAAGATACTATCAGCTATGATGTTGAGGATAAAGATTGGTTTAATAATCAAAGGGATTGGAAGATATCTTCAAGTTTAGATAATGATTCTAACAGTGAATCAGAACGTTTGCATGCGATTTTTAAAAGGTTATTACAGGTAGATAATTTAGGTCCTAGATTTCTTACTCAAAAAGAAGGAGCTGATGTTCACTACCACATTGATGGCGAAACGTTATGTGCTATTAATTTTTTAGTAAAAGGAGAACGGACTCCAATATCTTTCAAGGATGTAGGACATTTTTATTATGACGTAGCATTAATTAACACTAATCACGCTCATTCCGTACCAAAACAAATCGACGAGGATAGAGTGTTATTTAAACTAAGAATAAAACAAATGACTTTTAAAGAAGCTAAGGAGAAACTAGTTGCTAACGAGAACTTTCGAGAGTTCTGGAACTAAATTAAGATTATCGCTATTATTAAATTTAATAGCGTCTTTAATTTACGTATCAGTGTATGGAATAACAATCACTAATCTTGTGACAATATTAGTGATGTACTTTTTATATATGTGCATAGGAATGGTGTGTACTTTTCACCGATTTTACTCTCATAAGTCATTTGAGTTTAGAAATACTTTTACAAAATACTTATGTACGACTCTTGGTTTACTGTCTGGCTCTGGTTCAGTGTTTGGCTGGTGTGGAGTTCATAACAAACATCACGATAAGCACGACACTCCAGAAGATCCACACGACTCTAAAAAAGGATTTTTAAGTCTTATAACTTTAAATTACGACTATAATATCGAACTTAGATACGTAAAATATCTTTTCAAAGACAAGTTTCTTATGATGACTCATAAGTACTACTACTTAATGATAATAGCGTACGTGGCAACGATAGCGATATTATTTGGACCACAAGGAGTTGTATTTGGATTTTGTATACCTTCGGCAATTAACGTCATGGTTCAAGGCCTCACTACTTTCTTCTTACACAAAGACGGAGCTCCACGATACGTGAATTGGTTAAACTGGTTAGTATTTGGAGATGGTAACCATGACGAGCATCATAAAGATGTCAAACAGTATAAGTTAAAACATTATGATATATCAGGATGGGTGATACATTGGATATTACGAAAGCAACTCACAAAAATATAGTACGTGATAAACAAGAAATATCAAGAGTATTTTCACTGGCGTACGAAGATAACATTCACCACGTTAATCGAAATAATTATAAAACTGTAAGATTAGATGGTTACATCAGATTTGACGTACTTTACTTTGAAGATGATGTGATATCTTTTTCAGGATTGTGGACTCACGATAAATGGAATGATTGCGCACGAGCTGCTGATAGATATTACATCTTTAAAAAATACAGATGTAAGACTCTAGTATCAAGACCAAGTATGTTTGCGGCATCTCAATTATTCATACCAAAGCAATTTAAGACAGCGATTGAATGGGGACTCCATCCGTTCGTATCGATACAAAATATAAAGAAGAAAAAAGTTATTGACATTACTCGAGAACGTCTTAAAAATAATCACGATCTCGATTGTGTAGTCCTTGATGAATTAAAATATACTTGTGTAGATAACAGTGACTCTATTAATTGTTGGCAAAACATACTTACGTTGAGATCTTGTAAAGATCAAGTCTCTTCTTCGCTTTCATAAAATCAATATCAAATATAGACATCTTAAAAAGTTTTCTTGGTTCGGTGACAGCTTCTACTCGATGTTCTGTCTGAACGTCGATCAGTGAAAAAGAGTAAGAGTGTGATGTTACGGTGCCATCGCGTCGGAACCATATCGGGTCTTGATCCGTACTCAGTATCATGTTAATCGCGCACTTCGTACCTCTGTCAACATGCCACGGTACTTCACACTTATCTTTTAAGATATAATAACGAGGATGACACTGTACGTCTAAAATTTTGCTCATTCGTCTGTTGATCTCGTTCGTGTAAGGTCCTACGTCTTTACATATCATCCAGTAGTCAAGGCTCTTACCACCTAAAGGATCAAAGTACGGTTCGTACGAAGCCTCGTCACATTCTTGTAATATTAAATCTTTATCGTACTCTATGCAGTTAATTTCTTGTATCATGTGGAATACATCCAACGATATGAATTCGAGTCTCTGTAGAAGCGTTGACTGCCGTGTGTAACTTTGTGGTATCGATGACGTAAGGTCTTCCGATATCAGGACACCTGACTACCTCGTCATCAACAACTAGGAAACACTTGTCGTTAGTCACCACGGGCACGTGTAGTCTCTTCGTAGGATCTTGATGATAAGTATAGCACGTCTTCGATCTCATTCTCATGACTCGAGTCCTATAAAGGTTGTGATCATCTATAATGCTGTTCAGTACGGGTGTGTCAAAGATTTTTCTTACGAGTGCTGTGTCGTTACGATTAACTCCACAGCCAAGAAACGGGTCTCCGCTCTCGTCACTTTGTAAACATATCTGATCCTCAAAGCGAGGTAGAGACATAATCTCTTCTATTATCTTTTTCGTATCATACATATTCTTTCCTAGAACAAAGTAAACCTATACATCCACAAATGTCTCGTTCGCAACTTATACTATATTTAGGCAATATAAAATTATCGACAAAAGACTTAAGATAAATGTTTGATTTTTTCGTAAAGTTTTGTCCACACGACATTGTTCCTATAAAACCTCTACTGTCTATCTGTATGAAGTCGTGATGAGCGTAACAACGATATCCAGTAAAAGTACCTCGTAAATTCTTCACGTGATGGAGTTGTAGATCAAAGATCTCTCCATCACAGTTTACTTTACAAGATGGTTTCATGAGAGGTTGGTGTATGTTATCCTTGATGATCACCTCTTGTTCGAGCGAGTACTCTATCACTCTTCCGTTTTCTCTTAAAGTCTTAAGTTGAAAGTTAACATCACTAAATCTGTCTGATAGAGTACTATACGCGTCGATACACTCGTCAAATAACTTAGGATTTACCATCACATGTACTCGTAAACCGACATCGTCCTTGATACACTCGATAACTTTGGCCATGTGTTCGAGATCCGTATATTCAGAATGATAAGACAACAATACGTGATCGATATATTGTAGGTTTTGCTTCCACCATCTTACAGTTCGACTTCCGTTCGATACAAAACCAATCTCACCAAAAGGTCTTAAGAAGTCCATCAACTGAACGATGTCGCGATACAGTGTTGGTTCACCTCCACCAAAGTTAAACACTATCCTTTGTTTACTTACAGCATCGATCTCTTTCAACAGATGATATACATTTCTTTTTAAGACATCGTCGAGTCTTGGAACTCTGTCGGTGCCGGTGTTGGCGTTAGGAAAACAGTAAGAGCAATTGAAGTTACAAGTGTTACCAAGTACCCAGTCTATTATCGTCAAGTCAGACACGTCTCTGTCTATAGATAAGATTTTCTTACCGTCGAGTCTCATATCACTGTGTCATTTCATTTTTGTGCATATTTCTTCTTAAACGCATATACATCAAACATCTTCAGATTCATCCACATACAAAAGAATCCAAATATCGATACACCCAGATGACTCGACATCCCTACCTTTAAAGAATAAAGGATTAATAAGGAATAAAACGCCACTACTACTTGATCTTTTACCGTTAATTGATTACTCATATCCTACATATCATCCATATAATACATCCTATAATAGAACAATATAGGGTCATCCAATAATACATGTCTCTCATACTCCATATAACTTCATTAATACACTCACAGAACAGTACGCTATAGTAATAACTACTATATAGAGTAATAGATAATCGGGTGTGGTCACGTGTACTATATCCTATATAGAAAAGGTTATCCATAACCTCATATGGTGTCTGTGTAATCTGTGTAAAGTACTCTATACTATGTATATCGAGTAAAACTACAGTATCGGGGAGGAGAGAAGGGAACCTTAATGCCGTCAGACTCGCGGAGATTTTTTCTTAGTACAAAAATAAATCACATAAAAACGCATAAAGTCCTTTACATTCTCGCACGGTGTGGTATAATAATACTATATTATTTTAAAGGGAGAAAAATATATGTTTAATACTATCTTAACTTCAATCAAATCTAACGGAGAACAGGTACAGAGAGTCTATCAGGGTGAGACCGAGAAGCTGTCAGTATACTTCGCTACCAATCTATGGAGTACATACGATAAGGATATCGGAGAGGAATTAGTATCCCTCGAGACTACCGATAGAGATATTAGTAATAGATCACTCTATATGATTGATAACAGAAACCTCTGTACTATGCACTCCAAGGATATCGAACTCCACTCGTAGGAGTGACACCGAGCGCCCTTCTGGATCTGAGAGGATAGAGTCTATAGAGGACTACTGTTAGGGTGCTCAGTCAGTGTCTGATAAAGGGGTTTATATTGGAGAGTTTCGCAGTGGTATAACAGGTGGCCTTGTAGCCTGTCCTCGGTTGTCGTCTGAATACCTTTTTGACAAATTTTTTTTTCTCGAGAAATTTCTTCCCTCAGACTTTGTGTAACCATATAGATAACTATAGAAACAAAGGAGCTTTGTAATATCCCATTTAATTTGTAATATACCCAACCAAAAAGTATGGGTACGCCGTGAGTATCTGAGAGATCTCCAGGATGGACACGGTGAATTCGTCGAGGGTCACTGGGTATCCGCTAAGAGTATCCCGGGTCGTGCCTTCTATTTCGAAACATTCTTACCCGAGTACGGTGCCTTATTCGATAAACTACCGATCAGTGCCTTTGTTGCTGATCCAGAGACACCCTCTGTTGATATGGCATTACCCGATCTACAGTTCTGGAATTGCATGGACTACGGTGTTACATGTATACAGAAACAGTTTATAGGCTCTATGGATTTTGAAGTCTATACAAAGAATCATGGATTTGTAAAGGGTTCCTATATTGCTACCTTGGATAACTACCATATACATGCGGATGAGATTGATTACTCTACGGCAGAGCAGCCGGACGAGCATAAGTCTTTCAACTTGCTTGAACTCGAGAATGGGCAATACTGTCTGTATCCGAATAATCGAATGAGAGTGTATGATAATAGTCTGACACCGAAGAATCCGAAGATGCCGGACTTTAAAGTATCTACCGAGTACTATCAGGTCGAGAATGGCAATGAGTACCGACTCGGAGATACGGAAGAGTACTTCTATGATGCGGAGCTCGCTGAGAATGTCGATAAAGAGAATGCCGTACCATCACACGGTATACTCGGTCAAGGATGCTGAGTAAAAAAAACCTGCTTAAGAGAAAAAAAAATCTTGAAATGAAACAGATAATTAAAAAGTCTCATCACGCGACTATAGAACGCGACGGAGATAAGGTCATAAAGACTTTTACAGTACCAAAGAAGAGATGGATGCGAGACTGGTGGTATCATTATGACGCGTACTATAACATGTACGGAGGAGTACCACGAGTTTACGATGTGAACGAGAGCAGGATCGTGATGGACTACGTTGAGGGAACTTCGGTAGAACACCATTTTTGGAGAGACGGTAATCTCAATCATGGAGTGGCGTACAAAGTCTTTTCCACGATCTTACAAAACTTATCCAACATGGCAGAGTACTCGAGCATGATAGACACCGTGTGGTTTCATAATGACGCCGGCACACACAACTATATCTTTAACGGAGACGAGTATATTCTGGTAGATCCAGACAGTTTTATACTATCTAAAAATCCGTACCCTGGCGCTTTCGTGTCGCCTCTACATCCGCTACATAACATACTCACGCACATATACTCTATACACGAAAGAGACTACAGAAGAGAACACGGAGAACTACATCACACGTATAATGAACATGTTAAGTGAAAACTTTTAAATAAGTGAAAAAAGTCCTTTACAATCTTTTAAAACTGTGGTATAATTAATACATATTAAATCAAAAGGAGTTTTAAATGTTTAATGTAACCACCGAACGCAACGCAATCGAACACTATATGGAGACTCACCAAGTCGATGACTTTGTATATGACGGTCTCGTAGGCTTGATTGCTTTTGATATGTACTGCACCGACAATCCGTCATTCATGCTCGAACTCGTATGCGCTCACCTTGACAAAAAGATGGGCATCAACGGCAAGGGCGAAGACTGGCCTAAACTTCCTAACTTAGTTTAGGAGTTGCCGATGTTTGTAGTTTACGTATTTCAAAATGATGAGCTTATTACACGTGCCGAATGCAATGACATGAAGCACGCAATTGGCATGATGAAAGACCACGTAGAGATCTGGTGTGAAAAGCCGGGTTATCGAGTCACGATTGCTCATGAAAAAAATTCAAATTAAATGCATTTTTTCCTTTACATTAAGTTAAAAGTGTGGTATAATAGTACTATAAAATAAAAAATTAACTATTTAACGGGAGTTTATATAATGATAGTTTCAATTACTTTTAATAACAATTACGGTGCGGTTCCATATACTGCTGCATCAATTGCAACACCTTTTACAGATACTCAAATGGCTCTACAGGATGCCTTCGGTAAGACACAAAATGTGTTCAAGTCTTGGTCTGAAAATCCACAATCTGGTGTAACAGTATGCCACCACAACTTTGATGGTACACCTCTTCGCAGCTCAATGGTTGGAGATGAGTTCACCATATTCGATGCTGACGGTGCGGCTACAAAGTTTGAAGTTGCAAGAATTGGTTTTAAGGAGGTAGCGTAATGAAGAAAGCAGAACACATGATGAGCTCAATGACTATGACAAAGCTCACTGCATACCAAAATGAATATACTTCTTTAGTAAAGTTACCAAATCCATCTGATGATACTTTAGATCGAATTGGATTACTTGAAATTATTTTTACTAAGCTTGATCAAGGTAAAATTCTAATAAGGAGTGCAGCATAATGCCAAAGAAGTATCATGACTGGGTGTACATGGCGGACGACTCCATGAATAAAACTTTAAAGACAATCATCGTAGTAGTTTATTGCTACGGTGCTTATCTTTTCTTTAAAGAAATAATTGAAAAATTTTTAAATTAAATGCATTTTTTCCTTTACATCTTAGAAAAAATGTGGTATAATAGATCTATAATAATTAAAAAGGAACAATTTATATTATGAAAAAATTATTAGCAATAACATCAGTCTTAGCATGTGTCTTACTTATCGGCGCAATCGAAGATCCATGTACAACCGAAGGTCTTGCACCTGGTTGTATCCAACAAAATTCAAATCAATAGCCTTAGGAGGAATATATTATGGCACATCAAGTTGAAACAATGGCATATGCAGGTGAAGTACCATGGCATGGTCTAGGCGTACCGGTCAGCAATGATCTTACACCAAACCAAATGATGACGAAAGCTGGTCTCGACTGGACGGTCGATCAGGTTGACTCATACGCAACTCTACCAAGTGGTAAGAAAGTTGCTACAGGCATGAAAGCCTTAGTAAGAAGTTCAGACGATAAAGTCTTGACTAACATCGGTCAGATCTGGAATCCAGTTCAGAATGAAGAAGCTTTTGAATTCTTTTCAGAGTATGTTCTTGCTGGTGATATGGAAATGCATACAGCAGGTTCACTTAAAGGTGGACAGATGGTATGGGCTTTAGCTAAAGTCAAAGAATCATTTGATCTCTTCGGCGGTGATAAAGTTGAGTCTTACTTACTTTTCTCTAATCCGCATCTCTATGGTAAGTCTATAGACATTAGGTTTACGCCAATCAGAGTTGTATGTAACAATACACTTTCACTTTCACTCGATCAGCAGGCTCAAAGGTCTGTAAAAGTTGGTCATAGAGTTGAATTCAATTCTAACGAAGTTAAGAAAGCTCTTGGCATTGCATCTGATAAGTTAAAGACTTATAAAGAAATGGCAGAGTTTTTAGGTTCTAAAAGATACAACATTGATTCACTTATTGAGTTCTATAATAATGTTTATCCAAGAACTGCGGATAAGAGAGTTCAAAACAGATCTCTTTCTATGGAAACTCTTTCAAAGAATGCGATTGCATGTTACGATGCTTTAGAGCAACAACCCGGTGCAAAGTATGCAGAAGGTTCTTGGTGGCAAGCATTCAACTCAGTAACTTATGTTACAGATCATCTACAAGGTAGAAATTCTGACAACAGACTTTACTCTTCATGGTTTGGTGGAAACCAGATTAAAAAAAGAAATGCTCTTAACACAGCATTAAAGTTTGCAGAGGTTGCATAATGACTGATGGTCCTTTGAAACGAGCATTTGATCTCCTAGACAGTGAAGGTGTACTGTCTAGGGAACTTACAACATTTAAAATTCGTGGTAGTCAACTAGTAAAAGAAGTTGTAACACGAACTTATTATAATAATGATTATATTGATAAAATAGCAATAACCCCAATTTATAAAATAGAAGGAGAAAAATAATGGGAATCATAGTATTGGTCATTGCGATGTTCAGTATGAATACGCAAGAATTTAGAGAAACAGCTAACAGCCAAATGAAAGATGGTTATGAATGGGAATACGTCGGTAAGCAAGCACCGTCTGGTGTCCCTGCGATAACTCTTGAAGCGAATGGTGAAGAGTATATATTATGGAAACTTAAATAATGAATACATCACGGAGTGTATTTAAAGACACTCTAGCCATGTCTATGGGAATGGATAGAGTTCTTAATGAGATAAGTTTTTGGGAAAATAAATCTAAGAAAGTTAAATCTGTAAAGAAAAGACTCGAAAGGTTGTATGCGGCTCGCACTCAACTAGTAGAAAACCCAAAAGAATCGAAAAGTTTAGTTGATCAATTGAAGGAGATAAACCAATCATGAATAAATTAACGTATATAGCATGTGCAAGCTTAGTGTTTTTTACAGGTTCTGCACATGCTAATCAAGTACGAGATCACTATAAGTCTGTCATAAGTCAAACACCTTATACAGTTGAAGTTTGTAGAGATCAAGTCACATCGGGTGACAAGACCGGAGATGCTCTTGCTGGAGCAATTATCGGTGGAATATTAGGTAACAACATCAAAGGAGAAAAAGATGGTGGAGCAATCGGAGCTATTATTGGTGGCATGCTTGGTCATTCAAATAGTAGCGCTAGTAGCGGTGTTAAGAGATACTGCAGGAATCAAACGCGTTATAAGGAAGAGTCTAGAACAGTCTACTCTCATTCAACAGTCACTTTCCAATACGAAGGAAAAACATATACAGTCAGGTTTCAAAAATGAAACATAAACTTGATATGATTGCCGCTTGGGCAAAAGAAAATGGAATTCGTGGATACGAACATTATGATCCTAATTATCGTCCAGAAGATAGGAAACGTAATAATTCTTCTCAAAAGAAAAGGTTTAACAAAAGTGTAACATTCAAGAGACGTGACCGCTAATATATAATAGTATGAATGAATTAATTAAAAAGGTGTGTAAGATGGACTTAGGCAATCCCATAATGACTACTCTCGTTGGACTTGTTGTTTTTTATATAGGTCTTAAAATGTTTTCAGGTGGAATGAAATCCATGGGAAACTTAGAACATCTTAACTTCTTTATTCATAATCCTTATTGGATGTTTGTTGGAGGAATTGTGATGACACTGTTATGGCAATCATCAAGTCTTTCAACCACCGCAATAATTGCCCTTGTGGCATCAGGCGCTGTCCCCCTTCCTGCAGCAATTGCTGCAGTTCTTGGCGCCAATATTGGAACTACTGGTACAATTTGGTTAGCGGGACTTCTAGTTTCTGATGGTATGCCTAAAGGTGATACACTCAGAATAGCTATGGCTCATACTGGAGTCAATCTCTTAATGGCTGTAGCGTTACTTCCGTTTGTTGGTCACATAGCAAGATTTCTTCTTCGATTTTAAAACGATTTAAAAATTAATACTGCGTCCGTAAGGGCGCTTTTTTAAGTTGTAAACTATTATAAATAGAATCATGTTAAAATTTAAATCATACATGAGATACTTGGAGGAGCGCATGATACTCGAATTTTCGAAGATGCCGCCAGGTGAATGGGAAAAAATAAATTCTCAGACTAAAGAAACACGTATAGCTATACTAAGAAAGATCGTTAAAGCTGGTGAAGCTATTCCTTCTATTGCAGGCAAAGAAATAATAATAAAGAATACACCAGCAAATAGAGAAGCAATTGATCGTTTAGAAAAAGAAAAGAAAACACAAGAGTTTGAAACAAATGCCGGCACAATTAAATCAAATGAAATCGGTAAATCAAATGTATTCGGTGGAGCTACCGGAGGTTCTGGTGGCGGAACGCAGCAAACCGCTTTTGCTGAAATTACACAATGTGTTTACTGCGCGTATATGGTGAACAATACCCGTGCATCCTTTGAGTCTATCCAGCCATCTGATCTTGAAAAAGCCTATAATGCAATTTCAGTGAAAGGTGCTACATTTGAACAGGTTATGAGTCTAGATGCATCATGGCATTGGTCGGGTTATTGGACAGCACAAGAATTACTAAAGAAAAATTTAATTAATAAAAATATGTCATTCCACCGTGATGATAAAGTTATGAATGACATTTATAAAGTAAAAGATGAAGCTCTTAAAAATTCTCAAATGAATAAGTTAAGTAATGACAAATGGAACCCTGGTGACATATGGGCAACTACTGATAAATCAATAGCCAGCAAACTACCAAAAGGTTCTATTCAGGAACTAAATAAAACACTTGTTAAACTATTTGAATCAAGAAAATTAGTAGGTATTTCATTAAAAAAGGTTCAATCTAAAAAAGGAATAAAACTTTCTATAGAAAATAAAGATGAAAGTTTAGATGTTCATAAGTTTAAAGGCGGACGATTGATGGCAACCTTTGCTAAAAAAGGTTCTGAATTCTGGAGAGGTAAAGCTGCTAACATCGAGTTTGACGGAGGTAAAGCTGCAATACGTAATAAATCGCAATTTGCTGCTTTAACATTTGAACTAGAATTAAAAACTGCAAGAGGTGGTGGCGGAGGCTACGCACAAATAACCGATTCAATTAAAAGAAGGATCGGTAAAACACTACCTTCAAACGCAGATCTTAAAAGAACAGCATTGGAATTAAACAAACAAGGTGAAAAGTCTCGTAATGCATTACCAATCTACAATATGGTTAAGAAGATACATCCTACAGTTAGTAAAGAAGAATTCATGGAAGGCTTAACTACAAAGTTAGCAAATGAAGTGCATAGTAAAATTGCTTCAATACATGTGTTGTTTCATTTAGTTGATAATATGAGAAACGGCAAAGCAGATTTGGTTGTAACAGACATGGTGAATTATGCTGGTTCTAAACTAGACATATCATCAATTTACGCAAAGGTTTACGAATGATTAAATTTAAAGAATATATAACAGAACAAAAGAATACACACATGACTCACATCGAAGACAAAGTTCTTTACGGTGGTGTAGATGGAACTAGGCAAGCTATACTTGCTTTACGTTCATTAAGAGACATGTTAGCAGGAGTTAAAGATGGAAACGTTAGTGTTAAGTGGGACGGTGCACCCGCTGTTTTCGCTGGTACTGATCCTCGCGACGGTAAATTTTTTGTGGCTAAGAAAGGCATCTTCAACGCCACGCCAAAAGTATATAAAACTAATTCTGACGTTGACGACGATACTGGTGGTGATCTTAATGCTAAACTCAAAGCCGCATTAAAGTATTTGCCTGAACTCGGTATCAAAGGTGTAGTACAAGGTGACTTCTTATTTGATTCAAGTGATGTTAAAACTAAAAAGTTAAAAGGTAAACCTTATGTCACTTTTCATCCTAATACAATTGTATATGCAGTGCCGGCTGGAACTGAAGCTGCTAAGAAAGTTAAAGCTGCAAAGATTGGAATAGTTTGGCACACTACATACACAGGTAACACATTTGAAACAATGAAAGCTTCTTACGGTGTAGATACTACTAAGTTTAAAAACACTAAAAATGTTTGGTCACAAGATGCAATGCTCAGAGACATGACTCAATTTACAATGACTAAAAAAGATACGGAGGAAGTTAATGCACATCTTAGTAATGCTGGCAGGATTTTTAATAAAATTTCTAGTACTACCTTACGTACTCTCGAAAACAACAATAACATTGCTCAGCTTATTGAAACGTTTAATAATTCTTTTGTACGAAAAGGTGAAGTCATTGGTAATACCAAAACCCACGTTGCGAAGTTAATATCACACATAAAATTGAAGTTTCAAAAAGAGATAGATAAAAGAAAGAGCGAAAAAGGTAAAACTGCTCAACAACAAAAATTAAATGAAATACTTAAATTCTTTTCACCACAAAACAAAATAAGTTTGGAAATGATGTTTGAATTACAGAAATCTATAGTTCTAGCAAAATTAAAAATTATAAATATACTTAATAAGCTTAATGGCGCACAAACGTTTCTTAAGACTCGTGATGGGTATAAGGTAACGGGTCAAGAAGGGTATGTGGCCATTGACAAACTTGGTGGTGATGCAGTGAAAATCGTTGATCGTATGGAATTCTCATATGCCAACTTTTCACCAGAAATTATAAAAGGATGGGACAAGCCGGGGAGGAACTAATGGCACCATTAGATTTTAAACATATGACGTCTGCGGATTATAAGCCAGGCGAATCAGATGAAGTGAAATACTACGCTCAGAAACGTAAGAAGCAATATCACGGAAATGAGAGCGTACAATCAGCAGATAGAAAACCAGAAAAATATATAAAGCCTGACGGTAAAGTCGGCATACGCATGGTTAAGACTGATAAAGAAGTTATTAAAAAAGAAGCAATTGTAGATCCTAATGATTTAAAAGGTAGACCAAAAAAAGCAGATCCTAATCCTGAATCTCCTTATGGTATTAAACATCCATTACATCCAGCTAATTTGAAAAAGAAAAAAGCTAAAAGCGAAGCTTCTTCTCCTTCAGTTCTTAAACCAACTAAACCATCTGACATAACTAAACACGCTAGAACACTAGCAAAAAATCCTGGTGATTACGAACGTAATAAGAAAAAGTACATTGATAAAGCTCGTGCTAAAGTATTTAGAATGTATCCTAGAGAAAGCTTAAACGGTTTAATGAAAGAAGAATCAATTGACGAAGCTACATGGCCAGATGAAATGCCAAAAGAAGAAGTAGATGTTGATGAAGCCTTAAACCTACAACAGAGAATGAAGAAATCTCGATTGATGAAGAGATTAAAAACAAGAATTAAGATTGGTCGTCAAAGAGCCATGAGAAAGATGGCTAATAAAAAGACTCTTGAAAAAAGATCACGAAGACAAGCACGTAATGAAATTGCAAAGAAATTAACTCGAGGCATACCTAAAAGCGAGCTTACATTTGCAAGAAAACAAGAAATTGAAAAGAGACTTGATAAGCCAGCGTTAAAACAAAGGATTAATAGATTAGCTAAACGCAAGTTTAAAGACGTTCGTAAGAAAGAAGTACAGAGGAAAAAAGGTTAATGATAAATTCGTTTAGATCATTTCTTATTGAAGAAGACAAAACTGTATACTTTACTTTTGGACGTATGAATCCACCTACATCGGGTCATGAAAAGTTAATGAATGAGTTATCTAAAAAATCAGGTAGTAACCCATACAGAGTGTATCTATCTCAATCTACAGATAACAAGAAAAACCCTTTGAACTATAATTATAAAATTAAGACGGTCCGTAAATTTTTTCCAAAGCACGCCAGAAGTGTAATGCTTGATAAGAAAGTTAAGAATGTATTTGATGCAGCAACTAAATTATATTCAGAAGGATATAAGAATATCAATATGGTTGTTGGCTCAGACAGGATTAATGAATTTAAAAAGTTATTAGAAAAATACAATGGTGTAAAAGGAAGACATGGACTTTATAAGTTTAACAAAATAAACGTAATTTCAGCTGGAGACCGTGATCCAGATGCAGATGACGTATCAGGTATGTCAGCATCAAAGATGAGAAATTTGGCGAGTAAAGGAGACTTTACACAATTCTCACAAGGGTTACCTAGAAGTGTTTCGAATAATGAAGCTAAGAAAGTATATAATGAAGTACGTCGTGGAATGGGATTAAAAGAACAAAAAGAATATAAAACTACATTACACTTTACTCCAGTCTCTGAAGAAAGAGAGGCATATGTTAAAGGAACTCTGTTTAATATTGGTGACAGTGTTGCTTTCATGGGCAGTGACGAACTCGCTACTGTTACCAATCTTGGAAGTAATTATGTCATTGTAGAATCAAATGGTAGGTCTTATAGAAAATGGTTAACTGATATTGAATTAGTAGAAAAGAAACAAGAAGCACCGAAGAAAGTAAAGCAAGATCCTGATGTAAAGAAAGCACCCGGTACTCAACCGGCTCCATACTTCAAAGGTCTTTCGAAATCTACTAAGACTAAAAGACTTTCACATTTCAAAAAACACGCTAAAATGTCGGATGATAATCCGGCAGCATACAAGAAAGCACCTGGTGATGCAACAGCTAAAACTAAACCAAGTAAACATACTTTAAAGTATAGAAGAATGTATGGTGAAGATGCTGTAGACCTCGCTAAGAAAAAAATTGAAAGAGAAAAAATAGTTGATAAGATTAAACATGCTAGAATGTTAGATCGAGCTAAAGTTAGAAAAATTAAAAACAGGAGTAAAGCTAATGCTTAAATTTTCAACCCATCAAGAGTTATTCGAAAACGAAGGACTCAAGAAAAAATCGGCAAAGTCTGGCATATCTTATGGTACTTTAAAGAAAGTATATAATAGAGGAATGGCAGCTTGGAAAACCGGTCACAGGCCAGGAACCACACCTCAACAGTGGGCAATGGCAAGAGTCAATTCTTATATTGGAAAAGGTAAAGGTACTTACTACGGTGCCGATTCAGACCTCAGCGGTAAAGGTAAAAAAGAATCTGTAGATGAAGCGCACGACGCTAAACATGTTAAACAAGCAATTGGTATAGCATCTGATCCTCGATATAAAAAAGGAAATATGACTGGTGCTGTAAAAGCTATGAATAAAATCTCCAAA